AAAGGTTAATGCTGGAGAACAAATATCTGCTAATGCTATTGCTGATATTATTAATACTGTTGAGAAAGGAGTTAATCTTTCAGATGCTTCTACTCAAGTAATGGTTAATAATCTTACTAAAAGTAAGACTAAACCTTTGAATGATATTTTATTTCCAGATGCTTCTGGTAATTTAGTTCCCGGTTCTTATATGGGATATTCTGGTATTGATACTAAGAATACATATCAGACTATTGATCCTCAAACGGGTGCTACTATGACTTATGAAACATTTGGTCTTATGGATCAATCTGGTGGTAAATATGTAGCAGAAGTTTTTATTTCTCCAAATGGTCAGAAGGTAGTAACTAATATTAAATCTAATATGTCCTCTATCACTCAAGATAGAAAAGGTAAAGAAATTATAGCAAAAACTCCTGTAGAAAGAGAAGTTGCTAAATTACCTCAAGGACAAGTGGTTAACTTAATGAATAATGTAATTCAAGCAAATGAGTAAATTTAAAATACCATCAACACAATCAAGTAAAGATCCTTATGCTCTTGAGAGAAGTGTTGCAGGAGATACATTAAAAGCCACAGCCAATCCTATTCAAACTAGCACTGGTGGTAATGAACTAGAAACCCTTACTCCTTTTCAAATTGAAGAGGGTAGGGGTACTTTAGGCAATAGCCAATATCAACAACAAGCATTGCAAAATCAATTATCTAATGATGAAGATTTTTGGTCATTAACTGCTAAGGGTTTAAAAAACTTAGCAGGAACAGTTGTTACTGAAATTGGTAAAACTCCCGGATATATTGGTGGTGGATTAGCAGCAGTAGGAAATGAATTATTTTCAGATGGAAAGGACAGCATGAAAATGATGGTTGATAATTCATGGGTTAATGCTTTTGAATCTATGGATGAATCAATTAAGAATTTCTTTCCTGTTCATGTTAAACAAGAAGTACTAGATGGAAATGTTTGGGACAAACTATCTTCTTATGGTTGGTGGGCTGAAACAGGTGCAGAAGGTATTGGTTTTATGTTAGCAATGTATGGGCCGGGGGCTTTATTAAAAGCAGGTAAGGTAGGTCAAAGAATAATGGGTGGTATTGAAGGATTAGCAAATGCTGGTCAAGATGTTTCTAAGTTTATGGGATTAGCATCTGATTCTTTGAAACCTTATAAAATGTCTTTGAATACTGCTAGGAATGTAGATGGTTATACAGCAGCCATTAGTAATTCTGTTATTGAATCAGCAGCAGAAGCAGCAAATACATTTGATAATATTAAGAATACTAAATTACAAGAATATCTTAATCAAGGATTAGGTCAAGATCAAGCAGAACAATTAGCAAATCAAGATGCTGGTAAAGGTGCCGCAGCAGTATTCAAAACTAATATGGTTATTCTTCCAGTAAGCAATTTACTTGAAGAAAAATGGTTATGGAAGTCTGTTGGATTATCTGGTCAAGATAAGGCGGCTGAAGGATTGATTAATCAATTTATGAAGAACGGTGTTCTTGATATTGATGGTTTAAAGAATGCTACTAGAAAAACATTTAAAGAGCAAGCAGGTACTTACAGTAAAAACTTTTTAAAGAATGTTGCTAAAGAAGGATTCTTTGAAGAAGGATTACAAACAGTAACTCAACAACAAGTTGAGAAAGGTAATATTAAAGATAATGCTTTAGATCAATTTATAGAGTCAATATCTCAATATGCTAATGACTTTGAGAATAATAAAGAGTTACATGAATCAATTGCTTTGGGTGGTTTATTAGGTGGAGGTAGTTCTATCTTTCAATCTATTAACCAAGCAAGAAATACTGAAGAAGCAATCTATGGTTCTAAACAAGGTAAGTTTGATGGTATTCTTAATAAGATTGGTTTAAGACAAGTTAGAAAAGATCAAAGAGGTTTATCTAATTTATTGTCAGAGAACTGGATTAATAACTTTAAGAGTTATGATGATTTATTAACTGATGGAAAGTTAGATCAAGAGAAGTTAGTAAAACTTCCACAAGAACAACAAAGCCTTGCCAACTTACATTTCTTATATGATTCTGCTGTTGAGACAGGTGATAAACTTACTCAAGATATTGTTGGTCAATATTTAGCAACTAACTATGCTCAACCATTCTTAGGACAGGTTGGTGGTAAACAAGTATTTCAGCAGCATGTAGATAATCAAGTTGTTCCTGAATGGTCAAATAGATTTAAGAATCTTACTGGTAGAGATGCTACTAATATTGAAATTAATGAATTTAAGAAAAGATTCTTAGATTCTGCTAATCCTGTATTTGATAATTATACAAAGGTAGAAGATACTCATTATCCAGAAAGATATTATCAAGATAAAGAGAATCCTGATAGATATAAAGATTTTAAAAATCATTACTTTAAACAGAAGTTACAAGCTCTTACTAATGTTACTGCTGCTGATAAACAAATTGCAGAATCTACAACTAAAATAACTGTTGGTGATAATCTTACTGGTATTCAAAAAACTAATAATAAAATTGCTAATGCTGAAATAGATAATGCTAATAAGGTTAAACAAGAAGCAGCAGATTATTATGAATCACTATTTACTAAGAAAGGAGTAAAGGATTTATATGATCTTTATTCTAAGCAAGAAGATACTGTTAATGAAGTACTTGAAGAAGTTACTAAAGATCAATTAAAGGATGCTCAAGTTGCTGAACAAAAGATAGAAAATATTCAAACTGCTGAAGCAAAACTTCAACAGGCAGAATCTAACCAAGATCAACCAGTAGTTATTAAAACTAAAGATGGTAGATTACTTGAGACGATGTTAGATGATGATGGTAGTAGATATGTTTTTGATAATGGTAATGTAAGACCTCTTACAGAAGATGAATTAACTCAAGCAACTATTGTTAAACCAGAAGATGTTAAAAGAGAAGTTGAGAAGCAAGAATCTGCTGTTCCTGTTATTGAAGAAACATTACCTGAAGAACCAATAGATGAAAAGTTACATGAGGCATTCTTACAGAATGACTTAGGTACTGGACTATACCCTTCAACTGGTATGCACGTTAGTTATGATAATGTTAAAGGTAGAATATACGATACATTAACTTCAGAAGGTTTACCTAAATTAAATGATTCTGTTCATCAAAGAAATTGGTTCGATACATTAGATAAGATAACTAATATCAACGATTATAATGTAAAGGTAGTTAATAAGACTAATGCTAATCAAGAACAGTTAAGAGTAATATTAGAGAATGGAGGTAACCAAGTACAAGATACTGATTTATTTATATTCTTATATAAAGACGATTCTCCTGTTACTATAGATTCTAATCCAGTATTTACAAGTCTTTGGCGACCAGATACTTTATATAAAGAGTTAAGTCAACAGTCATTATCTGCTAGACTTGCTCCTATGACAGTTTATAATTCATACTTAGAATCAATTGGTATATCACAACAAGAAATTATTTATGATGATCTATCTAATTTTAGCCCTACAGAATATAATAAATTAATTTCTATTATTGGTAAAGAAAATTCTTCATCTGATAGATTATGGTATATTGCCGCTAGATGGGCTAAAGATGATTACATTCAATGGTATAATTCATTACAACAACCTAATACATTCTTACAACCTATGAATATTACTAATGGTAAAAGATTGGTTAAAAGAAATCAAGATAGATCAATTGTGTGGAATCCAATATTAGGAAATGTTCCTGGATTTAGTATTAAGAATCAAAAATTAGTTAATGGTGATATTGTTCAACAATATACTCCACAAGGAGTTAAAGTTGGTAATAAGTATTATAACTTTGGAATTGGTGATTCTGTCTTAGTAAGTAATGACCAAGCATATAGATTGAAACAATCTAACCTAAGTTCTAATGAAGTAAAGACCGTTCTTTATTTATTATCTTTAAAAGATTTAAATGCCCCACAAGAATCTGTTAATTTACCTGTTAGATCAGTTATTAAACAAAAGAATGATTCTGGTGGATTTGTAGATAAAGTATTTGAAAATACTCCTGTGTTTGGTTCTAATACTGAATATGGATTAATTAAATCTTTAATTAACTTTGGTTATGGAACATCTAAAGGTTCTATATATCTTAGTGGTAATAATGTAGAGTTTGTAGATTGGGATGGTAATTTACAAACTGTTCCTATTAGAATTATTAAAAATACTTTTCTTGATAATGATTTTTATAATCCTCCTATTGAAAAATTAATGGTTTTTCTAAGCAATAAGAAATTTAATATAAATGAGAACTTATTAAGAGCAGATTCAGACTTTCAATATCCTAATCTTAAAAGAAATACTAATGCTAGTTACACTATTGGTTTTGAGAATAAAGGAAAGTATAAAGCATTTTTAAGTCAAGATAATAAAGTTCTTACTGATTCTGTAATTGTTGAAGGTTATCCTAAGAGATTATCTAGAAACTTACAATTTGCTAAACAACCTACTATTCAAATTGTTGAAGAATCTAATGTGGAAAAGTTGAGTGTAAAAACAGAAACATTGGAAGAAATCTTAACTAAGACTTTTAGGAGTAAAGATTCTACTGATAGAGATTTTAAACGAACTATTGATTTATTAAAAAATGCAAGTCCTGCAGTTATTGAAAAACAGTTTCTAGTATCTTATGATATGGCTGTTAAGATGAAATTAAAATATGAAAAAATTGTTGAAGATTTTAATACTTTAAAAGTAACTGAACAACCTAAAGTTGATCCAAGATTAGAAAAATTAAAGAATAGAAAAAGAACTGAAATGCCTAACTTGGGAGATGTTGATAAAATCTTTTCTCCAACTGATATACTAAATCAAAAACTCCAGTCTGGAGAAATAACTAAATACTGTAAATAATGGCTATTGTAAATTGCAGTTATTCGTACAAAAATAAAAAGTACAGTACTGAAGGTATTCTTAGAAAGATCCAACAAGAACTACCTAATAGAAATCAAGATGATTCTATTAAATGGTTAAAAGAATATCTTAATATTGATGATAATGAAGTTGAGGTTGTATTAGGTCTTATTGATAATAAGTCATTAGGTAGATTTCAAAAAGATGGTAGTTTCTTATTATCTAGTTTGGCAACAGAGGCTACTACTTATCATGAAGCATTTCATAGAGTATTTAGGATGTACTTATCTCCTGAACAAAGGATTGAAATGTATAAAGAGGTTAAGAGACGACCTAATTATAAATCTCTTATTGCTAAATATGCTAACGATTATCAATCAGAAGAATCTCAAATTGAAGAGTTTTTAGCAGATGAATTTAGTGATTATGTTCTTAATCCTGAATCTTTTAAATCTAATGATTTAACTTTCTTTCAAAAGTTAATTAAGTTTCTTAAGGCTATTGTTGGTATTAAAGATAATACTGTTTTATATGATAGAATACTTAGTAAAGAATTTACATATACTCCAAGATATAATCCTTATGATTCAGCAGATCAAGTATTAATTAGTGGTACTACATTTACTGTTGAGCAGAAACAAGAGGTAATTGGATCTTTCTTACAAAGATTGTTATCTAATGTTTTAAATCAAGGTATTGATATTACTGACTTTCTAACATCTAAATCTGATAATCTTGAATTAATGATTCAAGCAACTAAAGATCAGTTGGTTGATGATATGGGGGAAGTTAATGTAGATCAAACTATTGCTGTACTTGAAGATTTAGAGTCTGGGGAAAATTCCGATATATGGAAAGGTGTTCTTAGAATGCTTGACATGATTGGAATTACAGTTAATCAAGAAGAATCTTTAGTTCAGCAACAAACATTAGATCCCGAAGTATCAGAAGATGGTTTTGAAGATTCTATGGATGAGGAAAGTAAAGCATCTAGAGAATTTAGTGTATCATTTGAAACTGATCCTAAATCTTCTATGTCTATTAAACTTAAATTAATCTTAGCATCATTAACTGATGGTGAGACTACTAATTATAAGTTTAAGAAACCTGTCAGTTGGACTAAAGCATTTAATACTGTTGCTACTAGAATGGCTGGCATTCCTACTGAAGAATTTAGAAATGAATTAAGAGCCTTAGATTTAAATTATAAGAATGATCTTATTAATATTTTAGATAAGAACTTTCAATTTGGAAATAAGTTTATTTCTGAAATGTCTAAAACTATTAATGAGTTCTATATTTATAAATTAGATAAAGGAGAAGCATATCTATTTAGTGCTAATGCTAATACTAGAACAGAAAAGATAGTTAGAGATTGGAAAAACAATCTTATTAAGAATAGTCAGCAATTATTTGGAACTAAGAACTGGTCTGAAGAAATGCAAAGACTTATTGGTACTAAGAATGAAGTTAGGATGTTAGATCATCTTGGTATTCAAGTAGACCAAAGAGTTAAAGATTTAAGTTTAGTATGGGCTATGGCAGTACCTATGAATAAAAAGAAATATGCCATTGATCCTGCCAATCCTTTTGATTCTTTAGATATTGAACCATATGTTAAACAATTAGCATCTAAGCAAGCAGAGTATGAAGAGCAAGTAGATTTAATGGCTAGAGTTGCAGATAAGAAGTTATATACTTTAGGTCTTAATACTCAACAGACGATTCTATTAAATGGTATTGCTTACGCTCAATCTAAATTTACTCCTGATATGGGAATAAATGAAAAGATTGAATTACTTAAGAAGTATGCTCCATTTGCTGTATCAGAATTTAACTTATCTAAAATTAATAATAACTATGTTATTAATAACAAATGGTTAGAGAGAATACTTGCTGGTGAAAAACTTAAAGTAGTTATTGCTTCTAGTATGGAGAATAGTACAGATGAAAGAACTGTTGATGAACTTACTGAACCTGATTTAATGTCTTTACATATTACAGGAGCATTACAAGGTTTAACTATGTCAATGAAACATTCTGATAGAAGTACTTTCTTTGCATACACTTTTGGTAATAATCCTTTATATGGGTTAGCAGATGCTAGTTCAGAAGAAGATTTACTTGATAAACTTACAAATGATATTCTTAGAGTTATTGAGAATGAAGTTAAAGTAACTAAGTTCATGCAAGACAATAACGTTGCTGTTCAATACTTAGGTACTAAAGATTTAAAATCTGGATTTGCTGGAATGGTAAGTAATCCTGAAAATCCTTCTGCTACTGATATTGCTAAGATAGGAACTATTGTAAAGAATAAGTTTAATGAATATGTTGATAAGATTAAAGAGTTAGGTTTAGTATCTGATGATTTATCTAAAACTCCAGGTTTAAATAAAGAGATCATAACTAAATATGGTAATGTAAGATTGGCATTAGCATCTGCTTTTGTTAATGAAACATCCTCTCATATTTATGAGTCAATGTTATTTAGTGGTGATCTTAGAGCATTTAAGAATGCTGATGATTTATTTAAAAGATTAGCACCACAAAGTTCTACTGGTCAAATGATGGTAACTGATGATTTAACTCATGATAGAATTAAACAAGAGTTAGATGTTGACCATGAAATTTATAATCCTTTAACTGGTAAGACAGAAGTAATTAATGCTAAGAATACTTTTCATGGAGACATGGGAAAGTTTAGATCAATTACATTATTGGAAAGAGATGATTATAAATCTAAGTTAATGAAACCTGCTATAAGTAATGGACAACCATTGATTTCTAAATTAACAGGTAATCAGGAGTCTGTTATATTCATGATCTATGAAGATAATTTCTTAAAGGATACTCAATTTAGAGAAGCAAATACTGATAAACAGATTGAAGATAAGATTAGATTGTATGAAAAGAAATATTCTACAGCCAATGAGAATGATGGTCAATCTTATATGAGTTTACCAGCATTTAAGCAGTATCAAATGAGGTTAGGTGATTGGACTGATGGGTTTGAATTAGTTTATAGAATTGAAATGGAGTTAGCAAAGTATAGTAACTTAAATGATGCTAAGGATATTACAATTACTTTTAAAGGACAAACTTTTAAACCATTTGATTTATCCAATTCTAATTTTAAAGAAAGAACTCTTGGTAGAAAGACTATTAAGTTAGAACCAATACATACTTTAAAAACTCAATTTGCTGGTTATTCTGTTCCTGAAAATCTACAAGCAGATGTTGATTATGCTTTTAATTCAGTATATAAAACATCACAGCATGTATTATTACCATCAGCAATTATAGGTACTAACTTACAATTAATGAATGTATCTATGCTTACTAATGGTTTAGATATTATACATATGGGTTCTGCCAATAAGGTTGGTGGTGTTGATGCTAAAATGGCTGCTAATAAATATAAAGATTTATATGCTGATAGAAAGTATATTAATGATATTGCAGAAAGAGGATTAGATTTTTATACTAAAGAAGGAATATTTAATCATGAAGCAATTACAGAGAATTTAGATATTGTATCATATTTATCTGATTGGAAATATCTAAAAGATCAAGTAAGAATTGGTAATAAAACTAAAAAAGAAATTAAAGGTTCTACACAGTCCCTTAAAATATTATTATCTAATCTTATTATTAATGGTGTAGAAAGATTTCCCGGTGCTGAACAGTTAGTAGAATTATATAAGCAAGTAGTAAAAGAATCAGTATCTAACAATAGAGATGATTTATTTGAAGAAATTGGATATGTAGATGGTGAGTTTGAATCTTTAGATCAGTTAAGAGATGTAATATTCTGATCTACTCAAGTAAAGAATTCAGCAGATAATGTAAAGAATAGTATTATTAATTTCTTTGCTAATCCAGAATTAGGATTAGAAACTGTTCCTCTTAAAAATAAGATTGAGAATGTTTTATATTCTTTAATCACTAACAACATTATTTCTTTTGATAGAGCAGGTAGTTCTTATCCACAAGCAGCAAGTACTGGTTATGAACCTTATGGTTCTAGAGTATCCGATGTAAGTAATGATGATGCCGTTAAATTCTATACATTTGAATTTGATGAGAATGGTGTTAGTAAAGTAAATCCTGCTGAAATTATTATTCCATTACCTATGGATTGGATTAAGCCTTTAATGAAATGGGCTAAGACTAATAATCTTATTGAAGCAATTGATTTACTTAATAAAGAAATTAGTGTAAGACCAGATGATTTTCAAGTTAAAGGTTTAAGGATTCCTAATCAACAGTTAAGTTCTAATGATTGGTTTCAGATTAAGAAGTTCAATCTTCCCACAATGCAAAATTATGTTATTGTTCCTACCGAGCATGTAATTAAATCTGGTGGTGACTTTGACATTGATAAGACTAATATTTATTGGGGAGATATTACTAATAGAATATTCGGACAAACTAAACAGACATTAGATAATCAATTATTAGATTTAGAGAAACAAATATTATTACATCCTAGAAATGCACATAATCTTTTATTACCTGTTACTGATGAAATATTTGTTAAAGGTACTTTTGAAGAATTAAAGAAAGCAGGTCAAATAGAAACTACTTCTCCTGAAATGATTAATGCTGTATTACCACAAGTAAATGTAGCAAAGTCTATTATATTTGTAAAGGGAAAAAAGATGGTAGGGCCGGGAGCATTAACTATTACTGGTAATGCTGTTAAACAGGCAGATAAGTTTGGTGAGATTAATCCTTATTATGGTTTGAGAAAAGCACCAGTTTATACTAAATTAAGATTTGCAGGATTAGAAAGAAACTATAGAGTTGATAATTCTATTACTTCTAATGGTGGACAAATTAGTGAAGTATTAAGTCAATTACTTTCAATTTCTGTGGATAATGTAAAGAATCCAGTAGCAGAACTTCAGAACATTAATATGCAGACAATATCTGTTGTTTCATATTTAATTGAAAGAGGTGTAGATGAAAAAAGAATTATTCAATTTATTAATCAACCTATTATTAAAAAGTATTTAAATGCTCAAAAAGCAAACGAATCTTTATTTAATAAAGAAGCTGGTAATGAATTAAGTAAGGATGAACTGATTGAAAAGGTTATTAAAGACAATGGTTATGAAGGTAGTTTCTTACCATCATTACGAGATGAGTGGGTATTTGAGAATAATGATTACAAATTTACTCCAAATCAATTCTTTGTACTTTCTTATTTCTTACAATTAATAGATCAGGCTAGAGCATATGGAGCATTTAATAGTACTCAAAATTCAGATACTAAAGGTTTAAAAGATAAACAAGCATTGGATGAAGTTGATGTAAGATTAAGTGGTATATTACCAAGCAAAGATATTGAATCATTAATTCCAGAAGATACTATTTTTAGTAGTTTAAATGATGGTGTTATTGGCCCATTCTATAGATATGGTAGAAGATCATATTCAATCTTTAGTAAGTTCTATGCTATTGAAGGATCTATTATTGGTTCAGCATTAACTAATCTTAAAAACAATTATGCTGAATTTGAAAAGGGTTTAAATAAAGATAAAATTAGACAAGCAATTGAGAATGATTTTCAATTATTCTTGATTCATAATTTTGTTCTTGATAATGATTTTGATAGATTAATGAAAGGTAAAGATTCATTACCTAATAGAATGTTAGATCTTAAAAATAAGTTACCTAACAATCTTATTATGCAAGCATTCTTACCAATGATTAATTTTACTAAGGATGTAAATACTGGTGAATTAATTTCTGGGTTAAGATTATTTGAGAAAGAATTACAAGCATTAGATGAACAAGCATTAAGTATTAGTGTTGAAGAAATTGCTAATGAAGATTTAGAATTATACAAAGATTTGGTAAAGTTCTTAATGTTTCAAACAGGTCTTAGTTTAAGTCCATTTAACTATTCTAAAATCTTACCTGTTGGTTTAGAATCTAATAGAGAATCTAGTCCAGAGTATATGTATGTATATCAGGATATGATTCAAGAAGGTCTTAAACAAATGAATGAAAAGATTCATAATGTAGAACTAATGCAGGAATTAATCAGGGATTTTAAATTACTATTTGATTTAAATAATCCTAGATTTCTTAAGAAGTCTCATAAATCAGGGCATCCACTTAAATATAAGAATATTAAAGATGGTTTAGTATGGTATACAGCATATACTGATTCAGATAATAATGCTTATAAGTTATTAGGTAATGCTTATCAGAAAAGATATAACCTATCTTATATTAACAAGGTTAAGATTAATGTTCCTGAAGTAACTTCAGATCAATTCTTTCCTAATGAAACTCCTTATACTGAACCTAGTATTCTTACGGGTACTAATGTTCCTATTTTAAGTTTAAAAGAAAAAAATATTTTTACAGTACAACCAATACAATCTGCTGATAAAAAAGCAATTATTAAAGCAAAACTGTCCACAAAATATATTGGGTTTGGAGAGGGTCTACCTAATAGTTCAACAGAATTATACAGAAAACAGGCAGGTGAATATTCTAATGTGGGTACTTATGATGATAATGATGTGGTATTTGTTTCTGTTCCGGGTAAAAGAGGAGATTTAAAAATTAGGGAAAGAGAACAGAACAAAACCATTGCTGAAGCATTATTGGCCATAGAATCGGGAGCAGTACTATTAACAGATAACATTGCTTATACTAATCAATCTACTTATAATGAAGGAGAGAAAAAATTATATGAGAAGTTAAAGTCAGCAAATTATCAATATTCTGAATATACTAGTAATAATACTGTAATTGGTGTTTGGTTTAAAACCGACTCAAGAATTTCTATTCCTTCTAATAATCAAGAAATGATTACTACTGGATTTGTTCCTAAGAATGAACAACAGTCAGAGGCTATTAGATTAATGTTAGACTTTATTGAGAATGGTAATTCTAAAGAATGGTTTGTATTAGAGGGTAAAGCAGGTACACGGAAAAACAACTTTAGTTCAAGAAGTAATTCGACAATTAAAAGGTAAATCTATTATTGTATCTGCATTAAGCCATAAAGCTAAGAAAGTATTATCTGATAAACTAAGACAAGCAGATTTAAAAGCAAGTTCATATTCTATTGCTGGATTATTAGGTGTTAAAATGAATCTTGAAAATGGTAAATTTGAACCAGATTCTTTTGCTCAAAAACCTATTCAATATGCTGATGTAGTATTTGTTGATGAAGCAAGTATGATTAATGAGGATATGTTGAGAACAATATTTGAATTAAAGTCTAAAGGTGCTAAAATTATATTCTTAGGAGACATTGGTCAATTACCACCTATTAGAGAAGTACCTAGTGAAAAACCTAGTCCTACATTTAATAGTAAGAATAAATATAAATTAACAGAAAGAGTAAGACAGGGTGAAGAATCTCCTATATTACCATTTGCAGATTTATATTGGAACAATAGTCAATCAAATAATCCTGTTAGAAATCCTGCTCCACTTGAAGATAGATTTAATCAATCTGGCGGAGGAACTAATTTAATATTTGAAAAGAATATCTTTGATGTTGTTAAAGATTATAAAAGTAATTTTATAGAAGCAAAAGAAACAGGTAATAGTAATTTAATTAAAATTGTTACTTATAAGAATGATAAAAGAATTGCTTTAAATGAAACTGTTAGAAAATTATTATTTACTGATCCTGCTGAATTTGAACTTGGTGAAATAATTATATTCAATAATAACTATGAAAATGGTGGTAAGACTATTGAGAATGCTGAAGAGTTTGCTGTTATAGATATTACTCCTAATGAGTTTAATGTTGGTGGACAGACTTTTAAAGGTTATAATATAGTCTCTCCAAGAGATAATGGTGATTTACTTGAATATCCTGTATTACAAAAGTCTGAAAAACAAAGATTTGGTAAGATGGTAGAAACATTATTTGCAGAAGCAAAAATGATGAAAGGTAAGCCCGGTTATAATCAATTGTTATCGTCTGCTTGGGGTGCTAGAAATTACTTTGCCGATATTGATTATGCTTATGCAATTACTAGCCATAAGTCTCAAGGTTCTACTTATGAAACAACTATTATTGATGAAGGTGATATTATGAGTGTTGGTGCTACAAGTAATCAGGCTAAATCTCAAAGTATTTATACTGCTATTACAAGAAGTTCTAAAAACAGTATTATAGTAAATCCTTCTAATCCAGAATCTATGGAAGAGGATGTTTCAATGTTTGATTTAACAGGAGTAGAATTTACTGACTTTGAAGGTAACATTGTTAACAATCTAAATGAGATTCAAAAGAATAATAATGTTGAATTAAGCACTTTAGAGCAAGAAGTGGTAAATAACTGGAACCAATACTTTCCAGATCACGATTATTTTAGTATTGAAGAAAAAATACAAACAGCAAGACTCATTGAGTCTGGTGAATTAACTTTAATTTGTAATTTCTAATGACAAACATAACAAACCTGCTTGGTAAAGCAAAATATACTAAATTAGTATCATTATTATTTAATGCAAGAACCAATGCTCATATAGCACATCTACAAACTAAATCTTATGCACAACATATAGCATTGAATGAGTTATATGAAGGTATTTTAGATATAGCAGATAGTTTCGCTGAATCTGCTCAACGGAACTCAAGGTATTCTTAATGGTTATACATTAGGAGCCTTGTGGTCTGGTGATGTAATTAGTAATGTTGAATCTCTTCATAATGAAATTTCAGGAATGAAAAAAGAATTTACTGAAGGTCATTTGCTTCAGTTAATAGATGATGCCACAGAATTAACAGCAACAGTATTATATAAATTAAAGAACTTAAGATGAGTTGTCTAACAAAAGAAGATTTAATTAATTCTCTAAAAAACCATAAAGCCTTATTTAGATTTTCTGATTCTGATACTGTAGAACAGTTAGTAGAAAGATTAGATTATATTCAAAATAATTTTATTAAAGATGATATGGGATATAAACTTATTGACTCTGATGTAGGAGTTAGTAAGTCTGTATCCGAGGATGCTCAAAAGAAAGATAAGAGAAAAAAGAATTTTACTCCTGAACAAGTAGAACAATTTAATGAGCAAGCAGAAATTGGTAATTTTATCCATGATATTAATGAAACATTAATGATAGAGGTATTAAGAATGCTTGATGGTAAGTCTACAAAACAAGCATTAAGTATTCTTAAGAATCTTACAATTAATGATGTATCCACAGAAGGTCTAAAAAAAATAGAGTCGTTATATGGTCGATCTGTTAATAAGAATGATGATTCTTTACCTAATATATTAAGTGGTGTAGTACATTTATTACAAGATGTTTATAGAAGGCAGAATAGAATTAACAATAAAACTAAAGTTGATAATATTCCTATATTTAGATTAGAACAGAAGGTAATTGATGCTAAACATGATGTTGGTGGTACTATCGACTTCTTAGCAATTTTATCTGATAAGACTGTTGTTATTAGAGATTATAAAACTAAAATTCCTACAGGTAAAAAGTTAGATGAATTTGGTAATATTGTTTCTATGAAGAAACTATTTGGTTATTATGATAATCAGAAGCATGAATATCAAATAGGTACATACGGTACAATACTTCAAAGATCGTTTGGTTTTAAAGGTGTTGCTAGTTCTGCTATTATTCCAGTTACTATGTCTGTACCTTTTAACAAGGGTAAATTCAGTCCTATAGTCAGTAATGTTAAGTTTCCAGGACAAGATCCACTATTAGAACAAATAAGACCATTTGCTGAAAAGACAGGATTTAATACTTTAGATGAGTTTATTCAGAATGTTCAAAGTAGAATTACTTTGTTAGAATCTAAATTACAGAATACTAAAGATAAAGAAGAAAGAGAAAGATTAGTTAATAGAATTGATGGTTTAATTGCTGGTAAGAAAGATATTCTTATTAATCATAGTCTCAATAAAATTGTTAAATATGCTCAAGAACTTAATGAAGAATTAAGAAAAGCAGAGTTAGGTAATATGTCTATTGATGAATTAATGGATTTGAGGAATGAAATTGCTATGCTTGAATCTTTAAGTAAGTCTACTTATGAATATAGAAACTATCTTAAAAAAGAAGTACAAGGTGGTAAGGATATTGCTGATAAAATGGAAGCAGAGATTAATGTAATTATATCTGAACTTAATGATAGATATGAAGATTTAACTGAAATTCTACATGAGCAAGCAGTAGCATTAATTCAACAATCTACAGGACTCAACATTACTAATGAAACAGGTGATGTATTACCATTTCATACAGAAGGATTCTTTGGTGAAAAGTTTTATCAATTAAGTCAATTTAATAATCCTGTATTTCAAACGTTAAGACAATTATTAGATGAGGTTAATTTTAATAAGAAACAAAGACTAGAAGAAATATTTAATGAAGTACAGACTAAAGAGAATAAAGTATTTAATTGGTTAAATAATCAAGGTAAATCAAGAAAGGATTTAATCAAGATTATGATTAATCCTAACAATGATAATTTCTGGTCTAAGTATTCTGAAGAATATACTAAGTCTTTATTTGATTCTAAATCTGAAGATTTACCTAATTTCTATTCTATTAAACCTGAATATCAAGCATGGTATGATGAACAACTTGCAAAAAGAGAAGCAAGGTTAAGAGAAGATCCTTTAGCAACAGATAAATCTGTTAAAGAAGAATTAGAAAGAACTTTTATTAAATATAATAATCTTGAAATAATTGACGGTAAAGCAAAATATCCAGATGCTTGGGAGAATTATAAGATTAAACAATACTTAGATATTAAAGATGGAGAGTTTAGAAAAGAATATTTATATATTCAATCTATTCCTGAACTTAAGGAATACTATGATATGTTTGAAAAGTATAATAAAGAGTTTAGAAGTTTATTAGGTGTTGAATATAAGAATTTACCTAACAACTTTCTTCCGAATATTAGAAAGAATTTTGCTGAAAGAGTTGATGAATTTGGTGCTGGTGTAGGTACATTATCAGGAGTTAAAGATTTTGTTAAAGACTTTAAAATTAGAGAGGATGATTTAGATGATACTGGATCATTTGATAATAGACAGTCTATTCCTAAATTTTATTTAAATCCTTTTAAAGATGCTGATAATAAAATTATTGTTGGTGAGAAGTCATATCAGTTTGGTAGGTCATTAATGCTGTTTGCAAATATGGCATTAAACTATTCTGAAATGAGTCAGATAGAAGCACAGGTAATTATGCTTAAAGAGTTCTTGAGTGAACGAGGTGAGGAATTAATTACTAGGTCAGGTAAAGTACAAAGAGATCAGTTAGGTAATCCTTTAACTAAGAATATTAAAGAAACTGAAATACCTAAACTGTATCAATCATTTGTTGATATGTACTTATATGGTATTAATATGAAACCTGAATTATTTGAGAAGGATGGTAAGGCAGAAAAGATGTTACTTAAAGCAAAAGAATATTTCTCTTTAAAAGCATTAGGTTTTAACTTTATTGCTGCTGCTGGTTCTTTTGTATCTGCTAAAATTCAAGCAATGATTCAAGGTAATAAAGGTATTCTTTATACTTCTGAAGATTATAAACAATCTCTAAAAGATATGGTTCAGGATAGATCAAAGTTACTTGCTATTAATGCTTTCTTTGATCCAATGGCACATAGAGTTAGAGATCCTCAATTAGCAGAAAAACAATATGGATCAATTGATATTGGTGATGCTAGTATGAGAGGTTGGGTTAATCAATATGTAAATAGTAGAATGGTAATGCGTCCATTCAGTATTGGCGATGAATATATTGAAGAAATTATTACAGCATCAATGGCTAAGAATTTCTATATTGATAATCAAGGTAATTTCAGAAGATTTAAGTCTGAAGAAGATAGAACTAAATTTAAAGATAGATCTATATGGAATCTGTTTGAATACAATGATGGTGTTCCTAAACTTAATTTAACTGAAGATCAATTTAAGAATGCTTTTATTGCATTTAGAAGAGCCGTACAAGCAGGTCAATCCCAAATTAAAGGTACTATTCCAGAAGAAGATAAAGCATATTGGCAATCAACATTAGTTGGTACTTTAATGATGCAGTTTAAGTCTTGGATGCCGGGTATTTTATTTGAAAGATTTGGTAAGATTAAGTATGATAGTCGTATAGATAGTGTTTATATGGGAAGATATGTCGCACTTTCAGCAGAGTTGGGAGAGTGGAAAATTTCAGACTTGATTCGTAGGAAATTCTTATCAGAAATATTACTTCCAAAATTGGGCCAATTTATACGTCATTTATCTTTCTTTGGAAAAATGAATGATATTCATGCTAAACAATTAATCTTTGAGCAGTGGTTAGAAGATAATCCTCAATACCGTGATAAAGTTACGTTCCAAGAATTTTCTGACATACAATCTAAACAACTTTATAGTGTTATTATTGAACTTAGAATACTTTTGGCCTTTGCAGGATTAATATTTTTACTTGGTTCAGATTTCGACGATGATGGAATTGCTTTATACAAAACCAATATACTTACAAGAAAGTTGGCAGCAATGATTTATAAAACAAACCAAGAAATGTCTTTTGTTTTTAATCCTATAGATTTCACAAAAATGATTCAAACGCCTATCCCTATGACTGGTCTTGTTACTCAATTATGGAAAGGTATTAAGAACTTTTTAGATGAGACAAGAGATGTGGTTGTTGGTGAGGATGATATTCTTAGTACAGGCAAAACAAAAGATGACCCCACTGGTAGAGGTTATTATTTAACCTCATTTATACCCGGTGGAAATATATTGCGGATTATTTGATACATTCAGAGAAGATAGCGGACAACAATACAAATAAACCATGCCAAAAATTAATACAGAAGGTCAAATTTTTTAGTACCAGATTTTACTCTGGTACTAAATTTATTCTACATTCAAAGCAAACAATTCTTTTTTGAATCTAATAGCATCTTGAACAGTAACAAAAGAATCAAGAAATATTACACTGTCTGAATTAGGAATATACAAACACAACTGAAAATTATTACTTTTATTTTCTGCTGTTACAGTAATTCCTTTAGGTAATAGTCTAGGATATTTTATATAATATTCCTTTTGTGCTTTACCATATTCTAACCAACCTTCTTCTTTCGTTCCTTTAATTACCACTTGTGGTAAACTTGTGTTATTAACAGGATCAAATAATTTATACTCTGATCTTTTAAATCGTTCATTATAAGTAAATGAACCATAGTATTTAATTCTTTCTTGTGGCATGTAATTTAGTTATAAATACCCCTCATGGCTTAGTGCTGTGAGGGGTATTTTTGTTTATTGTTCATCATGCCAATCTGCAATATCTTCACTAAAAATATTACTCAAAGATAGATCATCTAATTCTGCTTTATGAAAATAATCAAAGAATGATTTATCTACTTCTAATACTTTTACAGTACCATCAGCAACAAATTCTTTCATTAAATATAAATCAGAAAAACTTTCTCCAAAACAATCTCCCCCATTTCCTAAATAAGCATTTATATAAGAAGATACTTTTTGTGGAGAATTATGAATAGATCTATATTCTACCTTATTAGTATTATACCATTCTTCTAACTCCTGTTCATAATTTTTATTTAATTTACCAGAAGGACGTTCTAACCATTGTTGATATTGTTCTTCGGTAAAACAAGCAAGGGCAGGAACATTATGTTCATCTGCCCAATCTTCATTAAATGTAAGTAAGTAATATTTCATTTTTATTTGTGAATGTTTAATGTATATGAACACTTTGCTTTTTCTTGTCCACCAAACCAAGGAGTAATGATATACTTCCTATCAGAACTAGTATTCTTGTTTTTCAGACTTACACCATAATCTCCGACATATAATATGGACTGCGAATAGTTACTGCTGATTGAAAAGTCATATGTCTTGTTAATCAAACATTCGATCTTCCTATGACATACAAAAGCATTTCCAGAACCAACTCTATATCCAGTAGTTTCTACAGTATTTCCCCAATCAGATCCACCATGTACATATAATGTTACAAAGAATTTATCTAATTCAGAATCATAGTTCCAAACAATCATTCTTCCATCTTTGATTTGACTGAATAATCCTGACTTAATACCAATCATTTTATTCCAATCACCCTGATTCTCATTGTTTAGATAATACTTAGAATCTTCTGTAAACAGAAAGGTTCCTCTGATAACATTATCACATCTCTGAAATGGTAACATTGGTGGAATTGGAAAGTGCACTAATTTATTATGTTTTACTTTCATAAAATCTTTTAAATTGTTCGTCTAAATAATGTTGTTGAACCATTAATCTACAATAAGCAAATAACTCATCTTCTGTACAAGTTGAACAGAATTCTATTAATTGACCTATATTCATCTGCAAATCATACTTTTAATATCTTGTTGATGTTTTGTATCTCCGCCAAGAGCATATCTAATCTTTGCTTCAAGTATATTTTCCATTCTTGATACTTTATATTTGAACCCTTCATATTCAATAATAGAATATTGTTGTTTAGGATCAATTTTAATATCACATTTGAATCCATCATAATCTACACAATAATCAAAATCATTACCCGATTTCTTAAGTTGTGTTCCTTCAGCAATTTGCATATAATATGGAAGAATGATGTCAATATCTTTATGACTTCCATTCCATCTGTCTATCCAAGCACCATGTAAGAATAGTCCTACAGAACCAGCAACATGAGATAATGGATATTCTTCTTGAAGTTTCTTTAAAACATCCAATACTTGTTTAAAAGATTTCTGCTTTAGACTATTAGTAATTTCTTCTTTAGTGACTTCTCTTATAAATCTAAAACTTTTTGTAATACTTTTGTCTCCACCATCAAGATGTTCCCCAAGTATTTCTATTTCAAAATACCTATTGTTTTTATTCAAAGAATAATATGTAAAAACATCAGATAATTTATTACAATAATGAAATCCTGTGTCAGTGCAAAGTTTTAGTTGTTTGTCAGAATCAATTGTATATACTTGAGTTAAATCATATGATATTTCTTTTGACTTTTGACTTCCTGAATTTGGACATAAATTCTTATCTAGTCCTTTATAACCTATTTTCATATTAGTAATCAATTTCAATTAAAAAAGCATATCCAATAAGTTGAGAATAATTCTCAATAAACCACTTATCTAAGTTATTGGGATTCTCTGTATTAATCATATACGTGTAATAAGCATCTGGCTGCATTTCTGATAACCAATGACCTTCAATTAATTCTTGTGGAATATCAGACTGTGCTATTACATTTCTTGTTATTACTTTCATTTACAAGTACATTTAAAAATTGGTTTAAAGTATCTGTTACATACTTTACCAAAGTAATTAATTAATTTCTTCATTGTAATTCTTCTGGTAATGGTGAATTGATTATTGAATCTTGATGTAAAGGAAAATCTTTATTCCAACAAACACTATTATCTTCTATACTTTCAGCACAAATTTCTCTTTGCTTTTCACACATATGTTTAGAATATCCTTCCATTAAATTTAAAACAATATTAAATTGTATTGGATCAAAATAAATTTTAGCATCACCTATAAATTCTTTTGCTGTCATTGTTTATTAATTATATCCCAAAACTCGGAGGGTAAATAAATATTGTTAATATTAGATGCTGTTTTAAACATTGGAGCTATTTGTTCTGGTGTATAACCTGCTAACCCACATCCAATTTTAGTTACATAGAATCTAAAATCTTTATTGACTATTGCAAATTCAATAAACCTGTGTACATAAAATATAATAGCAGATAAGGGTAGTTGTTGTATGTTCCAATCTTTAGTAGGAATGCCAAATGTATTTCCCATTAAACCAAAACCTTGCCCAAATTCAGCACCTAATGATAAAGCAAAATAGGCTGCTCCAGCCCCATGTATTCCTGATTCATTGGAACCAAATACAAATATATCAGCCTCTCCAATATCCTTTAATGTAATATCTTCTGGTGTTATTCTCATTTCATCCATACCAAATAATTTGTATCTGTTTGATCTGCATTAAATACTATATATTCACTATTCCTAAGACCATCTCCGGGTTTTACATAAAGTGAATCATTACCAATAGACTTCAAATAATTATAATTCATTTGACTTCTAGATATTGATTTACCATCTCTATACCATCCTTCATAAGTAAATGGATTACCCATATGAACTCTTTGAATTAAGAATAGTTTATCTGGATCATAACCAGTATAGCCTAATGATTTATCAGAATGAGCAGAATGATAAATTCCTTCACCATAAGCAGCACCAGATATTACAGCATTAGTTGGTCTAATAATTAATCCTGCTTTAAGAATACTAAAGATATTAGGATTCCTTGTACCATGAATCAAATGTTCTACGTGTTGATTAGATTGAGTATTTAACCATGTATCAAACTTATCTTTTCTATCTTTATTCTCAATCTTATATACTTTATATGGTCTGTGTTTACTGGAATTAGTAGGAAGTATAATACCATTAACAAATTCAAAGTTAGGTTCTTCTGTAATAGTTGCACCTAACAAATCTGTTAAAGATTGATTTTCTGTGACATTAGTAACTACTTGTGAACTTAATGAATCAAGAATATCTTGTTCTTTAGATATTCTATCTTGAATTTGTTTTTCAGATTCAGTACCTTTAAATATATGATCTTTAACATTACCCATTCTTCTTGGAAGAATTGTATATAATGTTAATAATAATTTATTTAAGTCATTACCAGATAGCATTTGATTTAGTACATCTTGTGCTTCTGATAACATTATTTTAGTAACTGCCCCTACTTGAATAGTATAGTTTCTACCAACATTCTCCTTAGTATATCTAAGAAAGGTTTTATAGAAATGTTCAATATCAATTGAATCAAAACTAATTTCACCTTCCTTAGATTCTACTTTAAGGTCAGATACATCTCTGTATCCTTTTTTGATCTTCTCTCTATACTTACTATCCCACCTACTTATAGGATATACTTCTTTGGTCATATTCTGACCAATTCTTCCATATTCCACAGCAAAATTACCATCATCAGTATCAACCATATAATACCTCTTATTGTTATTTTCAGAGGAAACCATTATAAGTTCTACTGGACTTTTCATTAATCCTTATTTACAAAATTACGAATGTTATAAGTAAAGAATGCTTTAAGTAAAGCAGTTACTTCTGAAACAGGAGTATTTAAAATATAGTCAACTGTAACATTGCTATACTTTTTAAGTAATGTGTTAGATATATGATTTTTATTCATATCATTAATATCCATTACTTCGCCTTTAGTTTGACTAAGGTGTTGAGTAGTATCAATCAACTTATAAATCTTATGGTTATCAGAAGTATATTTACCTGTATGAGTAAAGTTCATACTATTAAATACATCTTTAAAATCATCAAGATTTACATCATCTTCTCTAAGTCTAGACTTGAGATTAGTTTTTGTAATATCTATACCAGTCTGGTCAAATTCTAAGCAAATAGATTCAAGAATAGTCTGATTAACCTTTACATCATTCTTAATAGGATAATACGTTCTAAAGGTACCATTATCTGTAAAGAACAGTCCATCTACATTCATCATAAATAATGATACATCTGATTGACTCCATTTAAGATCTGGATGTAATGTACGAAGATATTCTTTAAACTCAAGTGTAGTCACAGAATCATGATCTGTGAAATAAACTTCTAATGCTGATAATGCTAATTCAATTTTACTTTGATTCATAATTAATTATATTTTTTAATGTTGGAAATCTTAATTTATTATCTTCGGTCATACTAAAATATTTCACTGTAGCATACTTACCAATTACTTCATTCTTATCTTTAAGTACTTGAGCCATAAACTCCATTGTTCCTGTCATAGTAACATCACAAGTAATATTATTTGGTAATTGCACAGTTAATACATTTGCTACATTTGCTCTATTTCCTGTGCCTGTCTTTACATCTAATATTAGAAATTCAGCATCTTGAAAGTTTTTATACTTCAATAACTGTTTACTTCTTTTATTCTCATATCTTCCTAAATCCATTCTAATCATAGTACCTTCATATCCTTCTTCAAGAAATTGAGCATGATATTTATTAATCTCTTCCATAGATTTTACCTCATATACAGGAACAAGTTTAATATATTTACCCAGTTCTGATCTTTCAAAATTAACATCTAGTTGTCTTGCTAACCTTGCATATCTTTGAGAAAAGGTACCTTCAAAAGCAGGATTATCATAAGCCCAGTATTGTATTAGATTTTTAGATTCTTCTAAATCTTCTTGATTTGGTTTAGTCTTTCTAACAAGGCTGATAATTTTATTAAAATTATTCTTCAATTCATTACAATAAAGTTCACCATCAAAAAAGAAAGCATCAATTTCTAAATGAGGACAACTTACAATAGACTTACCTGCTCTTGTAGTTAGTTTACCGTCTTTAAGAATACATCTTACACCATCTAACTTAGGTTGAACAAATGTTGGAACTGTAAACAATAGTTTTTCATACTGTTTTAATTCAAATGCTAACATGGGTTCAAAGAATTTCTTATCTGTTGTAAGAACTTCATTATAACCTTTATCTAACTTCTTTTGAAATTTAGCAGTAGCCTCAAGTATTGCTTGTTGTACATCAGTAGTTTCATTTGATCTACCAATATTCTTACCAGTACATACAGTAGGTTCAGATTTTGTTAGAATATGAATTCCTTCTTCTGTCCAATATAAATTACCACTTGTAAATATTTGCCATGATTGCTGCTGACCTTTACTCGTATATTTGTATAATTTTGGAAATATCATTTTCTACAATTTTTACATAAATTTCTTATCCAACTTGTATTAGTTGTTTTTACATCATCATTACTTCCACAGTATTCGCAAGTGTTCTGACATAACTTGTCGGCCTTATCAATAAGACTATACATTTCTTCATTAAAGTATCCATAAATTCTTAATGTTGCATACTTGTCTTTAATATCTGTAATCATTGCTCCACCAGTAAGTTTATTTCTAAGATCATGCACCCACCAATATTTAATTCTCACGATAGAATTACCTGTTGCTAAGTAATGTATTAATCTTTTAAACCAAAATGGTAAATATTTGGGCCACATTAGTTTTTCAATATCCATTACACATACTCTAACTATTGATTCCCATTGTTTAGGAATAGATAGATAAGAATACCCTACATGACTATATTTTTGACTAAATGTTTTAGGGAAGAATATTTGTTTTATCTGTGTAAGTTCCTGAAATGCAATGTGTCTGGGCATCCTATATATGTTACTCTTGTATCAGGCCAGAAACTATGATATAAATTATATGCTACTTTAGTATCTGCCTGACCCGTATAAAGTCTACCTTCTACATAAGTAGTTACATAATTAGGATCTTCTTTAAGACTCTGATTTAAATGTTGTTCTGAATAGAAATAATATATATCACAGTTCGGATGTCCCGGACTGCAAGATGTAAATATTAAAATCAGAATTGGGATAATTAATTTGTTCATTTATTGATTATTTTAAAGTATTCTTTTATTGTTAAATTGTTCCATTTGGTTCTTTGAGCGTTTCTACTTGATGGTGAATATTCTTCTGTTACTGCATCTATATAAAACGAGTGTTCTCCTTGATTAAAAGTATTCCAATTATCATTAGAAAAGAATCTTTTAATATTTAATTGTTCAATTGCTAAATTATCAAAACTAACAACCTCAAACTTATTAAATAGTTTACCAACCCACCAGAACCATTCTTTATGTTTTCTTGATGTTAAATCTACTTTTCCTAAGTTAAACCCAAAATCTTTTTCCCCAAGAACTAATATTTTATTTACTCCTTTTTCTGATAATTGTAAAACATTATCAACAGTATCAATACCAGAAATAACATGAAATACAGCATTAGAATAATCTAATAGTTCTTTAGGAACATTCCATTTTAATTCTGATCTATAAGATATACCAAGACCCTTAATATATTTATTTTGAATAACAGATATAATTTTATTTAAGTCTCTATTTATATGACCTTGATTAATAGTTAGGTTACAAACATATTCTTGCTCATAACACCAGATTAAAAAGTTATAAAGATTAGTAGTTAATTCATTACAACCAATTGCTAATTCAATTCCTTTTGGTAAATCTTGTATCTTTAGTTTAAGGTTTTCATAATTACATTCTTTACCATCTGTTGTTGCAGATTCATGACAAAAACTACAAAACGACTTTCCTGTTTTGGGATTTAAGCCAAAAGCACATTTAGACATTACCTTAATATCTATATTAAGCGGATAGTCTAATTGTAACCGATCTTCAAAAGAAATAACTCTTGTTCCATCAGAATCAAGAGTTATTTGAGCATTACCGTTTGTATAATTAATGATTGTCATTATCTGTATGAAGTACTGATTGTGAACTAAACAAGAATACTTTCATTAATTCAATATAATCAAACAAATAATCTAAATCATTATCTTCAACAGACTGATGATCTATATATCCTTCTCCAAGTTTAGACTTATATGTTCTTTTGGTTCCTTCGTATTCATATTCTCTAATTTCAGTATCCCAAAATTTATCTTCATAGGATATTGTTTCACAGCCAGTAAATTCTTTAATAATAGATTCAAATAATTCTTTAAATTTTTCTAAGTTATTATCTGACCAATCTCTAATATAAATGGCTAAATAAGCAGCCTTACTGTAGAAATCATCGTAAGAATTAATTTCCCAACCAAATTCTCCTGATGGTATTTCAATATTACCACTGGTATCTACATAAGGAATATTGTTTAATTCCATTCCTTTTTTAACACAGATACTATGACAAGAAGAACTGTTGGTTTCAAATACTGAATGTCTTATTAATTTGTTCATTCGATTATTTATTTAATTGTATTTGTTTATATAGATATTTTACAATTCCAATCAGGTGTCCAAACTTCAGAAACATTTGGTGATTGTTTCCCACCCCAAGAATTCAGCAATAAGTTTATTACTCTTTTCTATCTTCATATCTATTTAAATTAGTTGGAGAGCATCATTACAACACTCTCCAACATTGAATTATATACTGCATCTTCCAGATCCATCATCAAGACCTGAAGGTAATGCTTTTTGTATTTGATCTTCAATCATCTCTTGATACTCTTTTAATCCTCTAATTAAAGATTTAACTTCTTGTAAGTAGTTAAAGTTTGCTTTAAGATAACTGATTAGGTTTTTACACACCTCTACTTCATCACAATTAGATCCTACATGATAATCATATGTCCAAATAAAAGATTCAACATCATCTATGTCATATACATATTTTAATGCTGCTTGAGCAGTCTTTTGACCTGCTTTTGCTTTGAATACATGATCCTTAACAAAGGATGCTATGTTAGTTATGTCAAATACTGTTTTTGAATAGTCATCAACATCTTTAGTATCAAACAGATCATCATATCTGTCATAATAAGTAGATTTAGGTTTGGCTGTACCATAACCGGGATCATCCCATCCACCCCAAGTATTCCAATTATATCTACTATCAGTATAAGGTTGATGCAGCCATCTTTTAGAATATCCATGAGACATAATTATTTCATAAGCAGCATTGCAAGCATTTAATAAATGAGGAATACTACATACTTCATAACTACAGTGTTCATTAAATGATCCATTACTAAAATTAAATGCACAGATACCTAAGCCATTCCATACTAACTCTCCTACATCAGTTGATGTTCCATGATTAAAATCATAACCATAATCAATACAAGTTAGTTCTACCGCTTGCTTAAATTCTTCAGACAACACTTGAATACCATTAGTATATTCAATAATGTCTGTTGTAAATGATCTTCTATCTAATTGACAAACAAAAGAACAATCTGAAAAGAATGTTAAATCTGCTTCTTTAGAACCTAAACAACCACATTCCTCATTTACAAAGAATACTACTTTACATGACTTAAGATATTTAAGCATTTGTAGAGCAAAATATACTCCGTTCTTGGGATCGGCCCCAATACCAATTTGTTCTCCTGATGCTTGATCTATACCAAATATAAGAGTTTTGGTATTTGCTACCGTCATATCTTTATTATAATCATGTACTGTATCTACATGCGATACTATACAAGGAAATATTGCAGAATTACCTTTAGTAATATAGAGGTTTCCTACTAAATCATATTTAAATGTAAATCTAATGTTATTCTGTCTCAACCAGTTAAGTAAGAAGGCCATAAACTTTGCTTGTCTAAGAGCATCCCTAGTTGGAGTTTGAAACATAAATAATGATTTAATTAACTCTACATCTATATTATTAAAATGTGAAGTCTTGGGGGACAGAGATGGAATTACCCTCTTCTGCCGGCTGTATGTCTGATACATATTGTTCTATTGAATTTGTGAAATAACTAGGTGTGTGCCACCTGTACTGCATGAAATCTCCTTCCCTGATCGTCTTGAAGTACTTATAAATATCATCTGTCCGAAGAGTTTCCTTCTCTTTAACGGCTTCTACTTCTTTTAATCTATACTCTCCTTTAATACATTCAATTTTACTTGAAGTGATATGGTACCAAATATTATTAATTTGTACAAAGTTGTGATCTCCTAAGATAAAAGATCTTGATCTATCATCCTTAACAAGATTTGTATGAAATCTAGAACAATAACTACCATCATATAATGAAAGCATGTCAGCAGCAATTAATCTCTCATTAGTATAACCGCATTCGTATAAATATTGACTAACAACATATCCATTATAACGTTCTATATAAACAGCAAAATCTTTATGAACCATTTGTCCTCTATATTCACCATCAACAATTTGTACTAGTTCTTCTTCAGTTGGATATATATTACCTGAATATGCACATCTAATTGGATCTTTTCTTCTACCATCGGTATGGTGTAAAGGATCTCCATCTTCTAAATTATTAATATCATCACCATTAATCCATCTAATAGTATCAACATAAGGGTAAAATTCAAAATCAAGATTTTTTAACTTAATTCTTATTTCAATTTTATCTACTGGCTTAATAGTATTTTTATCACTAATTTGAACAAATTTCTTATTAACTAACCATTGATACATTTTAAGTTCAACCTCATAATCAGTAGAATAGATTCTATCGAAATATATTAAAGATTTATCTGCATTAGGATACCACAATAAACACCTTGCTACAACACCACTATCATCTGACATTACTGCCATTTTTACATGGTCTGGATTCTTGCAATAAATTTCTAAGAACTTCTGTTGTGCATCACCCCTCATGCAAGAACTTCCTAAAGATCCACAATCTCTTGAATATGATGACCAGTGATAACATTTTTTAATATCCTCTTGATCCACTATCTTGAACTTAAACTTTTTATTATTAGTAGTCGTGCCAGATGCTATAAAAGCATTGGTGAAGTTCTCAAAATATTCATTAGGTAAATCTCCAAAGATCTTATACATTAATCTGCCCGGCCTTGTAGATATTCTATTTTTAGCATACCATCTACCTAATGGCCCACATCTTTCTAATTTAGATTTATCAATATAGGATATTTGATTAGGATCAATGGTGGATACTCCAAGATAAAATACCTCATCTGACTTTCTTCCTTGTAATAAATTTTTTGCAAGATTATCATTAGGCATATTCATTAGCCTTTTTTGCAAGGCTTTTGTCATTACTATTTTCATAAAATTTATTTTTTAAAAACTGATCCTAAATAGACTTTTTTACCATTAATGATTATATAGTATGTTCCGTTTTCTTCTAACATTCTTGTAAATTTTTATAAACCTCAGAGTTAATTAAATACCATATTCCATCTATTTCTTCTACTTCAGAATCAGATTCATGATACCAATCAGTTGATCCTTCTGGTTGAATAAATTCAGAATCTCCTTCAATAAAGTAATCACCATTTTCAGATTTCTTTAATTTATCATAATCTTCAAAACAATCAGAACCATCATATAAATCTACTAATTCTTCTGAAAAATACCAATCATTTGTGTAATCACAAAATCTAGCATCACCATTATAAATATAATAACCATGATAAATAGAATATTCTCTACAACATTCACAGGCTTGATGTCCACTGTGCATTCCACCACCAATAATTTCAAGTTCATCAGATTCTTCATCACAAATATCACAAGTTTCTGGACTTAATCTACCATCAGTACTATCTAAAGAAGTACCGTCTCCTAAATTATTTAAATTATCAGTCGATAAATAATAAAAAGTATCTACATACGGATAATAACTAAATTTTAGATTAGGTAAATGAATTTTTATTGAAGGAAGATTCTTTGGCTTATTAATATTCTTATTACTACATTGAGTAAATCCTTTATTAATGCACCAGTTGTACATTTCAAATTCAGTGTCATTACTACAAGCATAAATTCTATCAAAAAAGATAATAGATTTATCTTTTTTAGTATTTGGATACCAAATAAGACATCTTGCTAATAACTTATTTTCGTTATTAACCATTATAGCCATTCCTACATGATCTGGGTTTTCTGTATAAATACCAAAATAATCTTGACATTCATCATATTTCATACATGAACAACCTAAATCACCATTTTCGCTGAAATAATTTTTTCTATGATACCAGAATTTAATCTTCTCTCCAAAAACAATAGATATTTTATTTTCAGATTTATTAGATTTACTTGCGGCAGCAGAATATTTATTTACAAAAGATTCTACATCCCTATCTTGTAGATTAGGTAAGATTCTTTGAATAACTCTACCCGGTCTTGCTCTTGATCTAAGTTTAACATTCCACTTCTTTCCTAATCCAAATCTGTCTATCTTAGCATTATCCATATAAGATATTTGACTACTATCTTCTTTGGAAATACTAAGATAGTTTATATCTGGTGTTATAGGTAATGCTAATAATTGTTCTGCTATAGAACAATCTTTAATTCTCCGAAGTCTTGTTTCTAAGACTTTTGTAATTACTAATTTATTCATATCTTATTTACAAATATGTATTGATGATGGTGGGCCTAACTGTTCTCCACAATGTGGACATTTACCGTGTGATTTAAAGAATTTCTTTATTTTCTGTATTAACCTTTTCATGTGATTGACTTTTTAAAATCCTATGAATTTTTGGTGTAGTAGTAGCATATACTCTAAACTTATTTATTCTTATCTGTTTACTAATTAATGGATTCCAATAAAAGTATTTTATCATTGAATCATTTTCAAACATTAAAATTCTATTACCACCTGAACTTATATCTTTTACAAATTCAAATCCATTCAATTCTTGGATTAATTTTTTAATACTATTAAATGCTATCTTAGGTTTATATTTAGTAAATTCATTAGTCATTAAACCACAAGAAGCAAATAAATTACCAGAATCAGAATTACCTTCATCAGATAAATTAAATACTGCTAAAGTATCTATACCACATTTAATACCTAATAAATACATTCTTATAATCCAATCTGCTTGATTCTTCTGTGTATAACATTTCTGCCATGATGGGCCTATAGGATTAGTATCATATCCAAATTCAGTATATGCTAGTTGAGCGTTTGGTAAATTATTATCCCTCCAAACTCTCATTCTATTTAACCTCATTTCGATATTATCCTGTTCTGGTGAACAACCTTCTATCCATTGTTTTGGCATAAATCCTGCATCATTACCTTTATTTGGATAATGGTGAAAATGTACATGCTCTATAATATCCCAATCAGTTCTAATTAATTTAAGATGTGCTACTATTCTATCTAAATGATCTGTATTCATTTCAGATAATCCACACATCCATAAAATAAAATTAGGATCAGCATTCTTTACACCACAATTCTCAAATCTACCTTCATGACCATCATAACACATACTAAAAAATACAGCATACTCTTCTGGACTGAATTTAGAATCATCGCCTCTCCACCACGCCAAAGATTCATTATCACACTCTAACTCTCTTAATAAATTTAGACCAGATTTAACTTCATTTTGCATATTCCATCTAACCTCTGTATTAACAAATAGTCTAGAATGATCTACTCTAACTGAACCATATCTTGCTGCTAAATTAAAATAATAATTAGCAACTAATTGATATGATTCTGGTTTAAGTGGATCAGCATTTCTAAGTATTGGTTTAGCATAAGGATCACCATTCCATTGTTGTGCTAACCAAGTAGGTAACATATTAAAACACGGTCTTGGATTAACTTGAATATCTTTACAATATTGAAAGAATTCATCTAATCCAAATCCATTCTTTCCACCACCTTGATATTGTGGTTGAACATATAAACCATTCTGGCTCCATGTGAATTGGTTATGAATATAGAATCTTACAGAATCAAATATACTTAATGATTCTAAAGAATTCCATGTAAATCCGGTTAGTACTTATTGCTTTAGCACAACCACTAATCTTTTGGGGAGATGTAGTTTGTTCCATAGTTATTTAAATGCTTTGCCAAGATAAATCTTGAGTTTACCTATTACTAAATAATAGACATTATTGATTATTGTTATCATTTCTCTTTAAGTAAATATTTGTTATTTACTACCTTCCAACTAATATTAGAATCATCACAACACCTAAAGACCAGACCTTCTACTGGTACTTTTGGATTAATTGGATCAGGTATTTGAGCGAATTGAAGAATTTCTGGCAATGTAAAATTCAATTTACCTTCCCAATATTTAGGACAATGTGGAATATGATGTGTTTCACAAATATCAATAAAATCTTTTTGATTTATTCTTTTACCATCAACATAAATATTAAATAATCTAATCTCATTAGATTTAAGATTATGGTGATTACCATTAAAAGAACCAATTGCTTCACCTTGAACAATTACATTATTACCAAAAATAGTTACTAATTTATCAATATGTTGTTTAAAATTAGTTAAATCAAATACTTTATACCAATCATTATCCTTATCATGTAATTCAAATCTTCTACTACAAATTCTATAAACAGGTTTTCCTAAGAAATTCTTTTCATGAATTATAGTAATACTCGAACCATCAAGTTTATATGATGCTATAAAGTCTTTTCCTTGATACTGTTCTAATACTTTAGGAATATTCTGAATTCTTTCTTCATCAGTAATTGGAACTAGATGTTTAGGAAACATAGATCTAGTTTTAGGTCTAAGTTTAGGAAACCATCTATATAAGAAATGATATTTAAAATCATATTTTAATCTAGGCCAAAACTTTGTAGGTCTTTTTGGTTTAGTTTCTCTAATAGGATTGTTATCTGGTTTATCATACTTTTTAACACCTATAATATCAGTAAGATCATCACCTTCTTTCCATTTACCTTCTGGCAATGGAATTACCAAACCCTGCGATAGTTCTCCACGCAATTTAATAGTTCTAACTCTGAATTTCTTATCTCTTAAGAATTCAAACTCTTCTTTTTCTGGAACCATAGTATCAATCATTATATAGCCAACCAAATCATTTTCTTTAAACTGATCTAGTTTAATTATACATTGCCATCCTAATACTGTACAAACAGATAGTGTATCGGCATTAGGATGTTTTGTTACTGACAGTACTTTTTGTACACTCGCTAAATTCATCTATTATAAAGTTTTTAACAACATCAAGAACTTCATCTTCTGTTGTATCAATAAACCATTGTTCAAATTCTTTATTTCCTAATTGTTCAGATACTTTAAAACTTACTTCTTTTTCTCTAAGTAAGTTTCTAAGTTTATTTTCTAAAGATTCTTCTTTCATCATCTGATAAATTTTTGAATCTTTCTTCTTCTAAATCTTTAGGATCAGTTCGTTGAATAATTCTAATAAGATTTTTATTTTTCTGTTCTTGAAGTTCTGCTTGTCTTAAAGCCTCTTCAATTCTTTGTCTTTCTGTATCACTCATACATTATTTCTTGATTAAGGTTAGGCATCATATCATACTCTTTATGTTCTCTAATTGAAGATTCTTTAGTAGATTCTCCAAACTGTTTTTTAATATACTTTACATATTTAGGAAAGTATTCAGGAGATTTTTTAAGTACTTGTAGTTGATCTGATTCTGATATTACTACAAAGTCTTTATTAATTCTATCTCCAATATGATTAAAACATTTTCTTAATTGTGCAGGAGTATATATTTCAGAATATCTTCCTTCAAGAAATGCCATATAATCAATATCTGGTCTAATCTCTACAACATGAATACCTCTATTGTAAATATATTCATCTACTAATTCATCGTTCTTTTGTAAAGTTGTTACCAACTCTTTTACAAAATTACTTGATCTAATAAATAAAACTAATCCTCCGTGACAATTTAGTTGTTACTGCGTTAATATCCTTATGTACCTTAATAATTTCAGGTAATGATTTAAGTAAACTAACTGCTGGTAACAAGTAATGTCTACATCTATTTGTGTACCTAATACTTGGATTAGGCACTTCTGTTACGTTATAATCTATCATGCGATAATTCGATAAGTCTTAAAAAGAATTCATATGTCATGGTGACTTGGTGATATTCTTCTTGTTTATTGTTCTTTGTTTTTCTCATATTAAGTTTATGAACTAAAATATAAGGATGATTATTTATTGGATCATTATCTGGTAAATATTGTTTACATAGATTCTTGGTTTCTTGATACAATTCTTCATACTTAGGACGAGCCTTATTATATCCGAGATTTACATTGGATATTCAAAGGTAGATTACATAAATCAATTTTACAATTATCTATTAATCTACTGGCTAATCTTGCGGTTTGTATCTTGGGCCAATATTCAAGTAAATCCAATCTTACTAATCTTTCTAAATCACTTCCTTTCCTCTTGTTATTTACTGCTGCCATTATAGTTTGGTTAAGTTTTTAAGAATATCATCAATGTCAATATTCATTGTTTCGCAAATATCCTTAATTGCTTGTTGATAACCTACTACAAATCCGCGCTGAATATGGTCATCAATTTCATCATAAGGCTTACCTAAATAATCATCATGTCTAATTTCAGCAATTTCTGGTATTGTATTATATTTTAAATCCATTTTATTTCTTTATTTATCTCTGATAAATAATTATTAACTTCTGTATAAAATCCTTCAAAGTTAACAGTTCCGTGTTTTTCTGCTGCTGGATGATTTCTCATTATTTTATAATGAATTGAATCATTAATTAAATGAGAATAACTCTGTGCAGTTTTTCCTAAAAATACAAATACTAAAGAATCATTAGACTCTCTAATAATTTTAAATTCGTTAAAGAGTTTAAACAATTCTGTCATAAATGGTTGCCATATAGCAAAATGACTATTAGGTTTCCATTGTTCACAAGTTAAACTAGCATTAAGTAATACTACTCCTTGATCTACCCAATGCTTTAAAGTTCCATCAAATGTTAACGCTAGATCATTAGTTTGATATTCTTGTTCCAACTCTCTAACCATAATACTTAAAGATGGTTGCCATTTATCTATACAACTAAAAGCATAGCCTTGTGCTATTCCTGGTTGTGGATACGGATCTTGCGAGCATATTACAACCTTCACATCTTCTGGATAAATAGATAAACACTTAAGTATTTTAGATGGATGATCTGGACATAACTTATGACCAGTATTCATTACATTTCTAATAGTTTCATCTAATAAATCTACTAATCTAGTATCAGTACTATTAAAGAACAATTTCTTCCATTCAGGATGAATTTGACTTAATACTATTTCTGTTACATTAGTCATTGGTATAAATGATTAATTTGTAATTCTCTTTATCTGAAACCATCTCAAACAGGCAACCCTCATAATCGTAAGTATCCATATAAATATCCACAAAAACACTTCTATGCTGATTCTTAGGTTTTATGTTCCAGAGAGCAGATTGTAATCTTAGTACAGGATATTTATTATCTAAATCAAATGTAAATAGTTGTTCTCTTTCTTTACTTGTTAATACAAATTCTTTATTCATAGATTGTAGTTGTTATTTGTTTAGGAAATACTTCATAACCATTTTCTCTATGAAGAGTATCTCTAAAAACATCTAATTGTGACCAATAGATTTTAAAGTATTTCTTATCAGAAACTCTTTGAACAATTGTTTGACGCTGAGAATCTCCTGTACAATCATTTTCAATAATTATAAATCCGGGTAACTTACTTAAATCTGAAATATTGTGAAGATCAAATAATTCCCCAATGTTTATTGTTTCCTTATTCATAAAACGTTATTTGATATTGGTTATCTAATGTTCTTTCAATCATAAAAGAACTAAGTGTTGTTTTATTATACAGTTCAATTAAAATAGCATACAATTGATAATAAGTTAATGAACCATATGCTTTTGACCATAAATCCCAAAACAATTTAATATCTGCTTTTATATCTGGTAATATTGGTTCAAAGTATTTATACCTTTCTTCCACTGTTATCTTTACTGACCACATAATTCTAATTTATAAAATGGTTGCCATGTTGGTAAAACTCCTTTTGTCCAAAATATCTGTACTAAATTATTTCTATTTAATACATCTTTTCTTCCTAAATATCTATTATCACCAACATACTTTCCTTTAATTATTTCATCTATTGGTTGACAACCAAGAATTATTCCTTCGTATTTATCTAACTTAATTTTACAACCTTTTAGTTCATCGAATGATTTTAAACCATTAATAGAATTTTTATTAGTTGACATTCTTTCATTAGACCATTCTTTAGTAAAAGTTACAAACTTAATTCTTCCAGATGCGGCACTTTTATAATAATATATCATTTTATTAATTCTTTTATATATGTTTCACACCCTTGTTCATCACTATTATAAAATTCATACACATCTTTATATTCACATTCCATTATTCTATTTTCCCAATTATACTTCTCTGATAATTTATTACTAACATCAATTCCTGTATAATCATTATCATATAGGAATATCTTTCTTACAAATAAATCATCAATCATATCTACTTTATCTGAAGGAATATAACTACCTTCATTTTGTAATGCTATTGCTGGTATTCCTAAGTGGTAGTCAAGATATATTCTATCCTTCTGACTTTTAGTAATAATTATAGTATCGGTTAAAGTAGAATAATGTATAATTTTATCCCAACCAAATATATCATTATTTGAACAATTACTATACCATCTAAATTCTTGATTAGGCCAGTATAGTTTTACATGATTAGTTTCAGGGAAATAATAAGATATAGTATCTATCTTATGAGGATTATGATATTTATTCTTATGCCACTCTCCTTTCTCCTGAATCCAATAATCTTCAACTAAAAATATTAATTCTTTGTTTAGTTGAGCATTATCCAAATTAAATATATTGGTAGTAAACTCTTTATGAGTGAACCTTATTTGTGTTTTAAGTTTATAAATTCTATTATCCTTACTAACTAACTTACCGTCAGTTAAAGTAGAAATTTCATGTAATGCCTGTTTAAAGTTAAGTCCGCTTAACTTCTTTTACCACATCAAATATACTCCAATATAGTTTTCCCTTGAATGCAGCATTATCTACAAAATATAATAGTCCAGAGTACCAGACGAATCTGCACCCTGGACTATTATCTTTCCTAAAAGGACTTTTATATCTTTGATTTAAGTCAGGATATATTCCGTAAATAATTCAAAAATACTTGTTCTTGGGAAACGACATTCAGTAAATCATTTACATTGATGTAGTTTTGAGAACATCCTTTATACATCTTAACTATTCCACTCTACTGTTGTGGTTGGATTATTTGGAACATTGTTAAGAACCGTGTCTCGATTAAATGGTACAAGATCTACTGTGTACATACCTTTGAGAAGATTGTTATCTGCTGTAACATTTTTAGTGAATTGTCCTTTAGCCCATTCAGATACTTTACCAGAGAACATAACTTTATCTAAGTTATATTGTGTTGCTCCAATAGACATACGTTGTTTAGTAACAATTCCACCATCTTGAGTTGCTTCATCCTTATCTTTTACTACCATTGGCAAAGTAACATAAGTACCATCCATCATATCAGCAAGTTGATTTAAACCTTGATAATTTCCGTCAAATACAGATTTAGCATCTTGCTTCAATTGTTGCATTTGAGCATAAAAATCTTCACCAGAATTACGATCAAAAGATACAAGACGTTGTACAAAAGTAATCAATGCTGCTTCACCAGTAACCAATGGTTTGTGATCTGCAAATTCAGGTTTAACATCAGGACTACCAGATGCTTTAGCCCATACAATAGAACCATTACTTGTGATTACTTGATAATTACCTGATTGAGTTGTTGGTTGCTTATCTCCAATATTGAGAATAAATCTTTGCACTCCTACAACATCACCTTTAAGCCAGATATGTAATGGACGTTGGTTATTACCATTCTGATCTTGTACAATATCATAAGATGGATCAAAAGAGATTTCTCTACCTTGCCATTTTTCAAGAGTAGTTTTGTCTGGATTTACTCCAAGAAACTGGAAGTTTTCAAGACCTGTGTAAATTTGATACTGTCCAGCACCTTGTCTGGTTCCTGCATACGGATTGTTAGTTTGTAACATACTTATTTTTTATAGTATTAATTAATGATTGTAAATTAGTTGCTTCAATAGACTCTAACCAAATATCTTGTTCTATTGTAAATTTATCCACATAAAGTGGTGACGGGAAAACACATTTAACATTGTAATCATCTACTATCCAACCTTTTCCATAGAATATTCCTTCTGAATGAATTGGTACAGCAAATGTAACTTTAAAAGGACATTTAGATAAACAGGCTTCAACATATTGAATGTCAGCATCAAACTTTTGTTGAAGTTCTTTTTTCTTCTGTTCAAATTCTGCTTGATACTTCTGTTCTCTATCTGAATTAATCAGTGTGTGTAAGAGGTTTGTTAGTGCTTTTACTTGTTGTGGTTGTAGATTCATTAATCTAAAAAGATTTGATTCCAATTATTTTTGAACCTTCGTGGTTCTTTTTTAGTAATATAATCAGGATTTTCTAATTCAAGAATTACAAACTCTTGATTAGCCAAATGGTCTGGTCTTGCGCCAGTTGCTAAATCCTGTTCATGAGTTTTAAAACTTAACATTGTTTGATTAGCATTCTGTGGGTTTCTGTAAATATATCCGATGGCATCCGCCTCGGCGCACACTATACTTTTTAACTTCCCCGTCAATTGAATGTCCTTTGCTTGCAAATCTTTACCTTGTTTATTGATAGAAGAATTCTTAACATGACTTACCAAGATAAAACATTTGTTACATCTATTCTCAATAGGTTTGAGAAGTTCATCAAAGGCTTTTCTAAGCCAATCATAACCACCTCCTGATGGTAATTCAGATACTACATCAGTACCAGCAAAACTCTTACCAATAGGAGTCGCTTTATACATAATAGTAGCATACTTTCTTGCAAATTCTTCTAAAGCAGATGTTGTATCTACAGTAAGATAATCATAAGGATATTTGCCATGCTCATTATAATAGTTATCTAACTTCTTTCCAAGTTCTTGAATAACTACTAACGGGTTAGATTTATTCTTACGAATAATATCAATTACATCTAACTTGGTACATTCCACAAACTCTGCACCTTGTTCAAGATCAATAATTAAGTTACTTGGTAACTTGCTTATTGTTTCTGTTTTTCCGTGCTTTAGTATGAGCAAATACTACTAAACGCCTTGGATTCTTTGTTGTTACTGTTGATTGTGTTGGTAAATCAAACATTAGTTCTAATTTTATTTATAAATGTTGTTAATTCCGTTGATTTGGCTTTAGGTAGTTCAATAAATTTATTACTGACTCCATCAAACCACATTCCTTTTGCTAAACCTGATAATCCATTTCTATGTTTAATAACATGAACAGATCTGAAGTTATCACCTAACTCTCTGGTATTATAATCTAAATATGTATTTAGACCATACTTAATAGGATTAAATAATCCAATGGTTACTGCGTAGTCCCTCCCAACGAGAAGATTATCCCCGCAGTTTAGTTTCTGAAGGTTCTAATCTTCCTAATTTAAAATTATCATTATTCTCACCACTCATTTGCTGCTGATGTACCGATACACATATGGCATTATATCTCTTGCAGATCAATTTAACCACATACTCTGACCATTTACCAATTGCTTGGTGTAATGTTGTTACAGGAGCAAATTCGTTCTTCTCTGGTGCTAATAAACCTATATGGTCAGCAACTACAACTAAATGAAAATCAGGATCATTATAAACAAATGACTTTTTAGTAATTTCATTACCAAACTCATCTATAATAGTTTCTCCTTTTACTACTCTACCAATACCATCTAATTCCTTTTCTACAGTCTTTAATAATCCTGTAGGATTAGAAACATCATCATAAACCATAACATATTTTTTCATATCATCTAGTTCAGGAATTAATCCTTGAATTATCTGATAATCTTCTTTTGTCATCCCATCCTCATATCCTTTATATTGATACCAAGATAATGATTTACCTGTGATTTCTCTAAAGTTATCTAATAGAATAGTTGTCCAGAAATAATCTGCTGATTCTTCTAATGCAAAATATACTACTTTAAATGGTATATTATTGTTTTTACAATAATGATATACCCAATTAACATAAACATATCTAGCAAATTTAGATTTACCTGAACCTGTTGCTCCGAGTAATACAATAATATGTTCCTCTAATCCATCCGGGAATAAATCTAGATAAATCTGGAAATAGACTTTTAATACTAATAAACTTAGGTTTTAAATTGATTTCCATGTTTGATCTGTTGTTTCAAATTCCTCAAATGCTGTTTCTAATCTAGATTTTTCTCTACCTGATGTAATATCAGTATTGTAAATAAAGTTATCCGCGTTAGCAGGTAACGGAGATGTTCTTATATACCATTGAGTTACTTCTAATACTTCATCAAATGTCTTTTTGTTAACTGCACAAAATCTTACAAGATATTCTAAACAAGTTTGTTTATTTCCCATTCCACCTGTTCTTACAGGTTTAAATAGAATTCTATATTCCTGTAATCTTTGTTCAATTTCATCAAAAAGAGAAGTATCTAACTTAGTATCACCTTCATTCTCATATAATCCTACTAAACATACTATTTTATTAGTATTAAAATCTCTATCAATATACTTGTTTCTACTTAAAAATATATAAATATCTTCAGAAGTAGTAACATCAAGTCCGATGTTTAACTGCTAATAAGAAACTAATTGCTTCATCAGCATTAATTCCTTTATTCTGAAACAGTTGTCTTAATCCACTCTTTAATTCATTCATAATAATGTTTTATTGCTCCAAGTTTAATTAATTCATCTTCCTTTTTTGTAACAATTAATCTATTAGGATCGTTGTTATTTTGTAATACAAATAAAGAAAGAAGTGTTCTGCAAGGATAATAAATTAATTCAGTTCCATCTGAATGTGTAAGAACATAATAATATGGATGCGTTACATCAACTTGTTTATTATACGTTCTTAACCCATCTTCTATTAAACTGTTATTCTCCTGTGCTTCCATAATCATCATAGCATTAAGAACAATTGCTGATAAATGATCTTCAGATTCATCTCCTGATTTTAATTGAAGATAATGTCTGAACATAGCATCTTCTAACTCTGTTCTACTTAATGGTAACAAATGATTATGAATAGGATATTTAGATTTATTCTCTTGCCACCTAATATTAACTCTGTTTAATGCTCTCCATAGAAATGAATCCCATTTAAGTTTACCACCGGATTCTTTTTGAGCGCCTCTAAACATTCCTCTTAAATCTCCACCATCCCACGTTTGTCCAGAAGTACCATAATTAATTACTTCAATATTCTGTCCACTCATCTTTTTCTCTATTTAAATACCATTCTGCCATTAATTCTTCATATTGTTCTTGTCTAATCATATCATCAACAGACTCGTGTAAAGCATCAATACTATCTTCATCCGGATAATCTGTTATTTCTTCTGTTGGAAATTCATCACACAATAAAGTTATTTCATATAACTCTGTGATTACTCTAACTAAAGCCTCTCTAATAGGTGGCGGTGCTTTAACTGATGATAGATTCTCGTAAACATTTTGTATGTCTCTGTTATCCATTTTTAATTTTTTTATAGCGTGGATAAATCTTTGATTCTGTGAAATAAGCATCCCATACAGACAATCTAAATGATTCTGTAAATGGAGATAATGTTTCTTTAAGAACTAAATTCCTTGCTCTTTTCTTTGAAAAATGTTCATTCTCTGGATAATAAATAGTCTCTCTGATTAGAGGATTATCATATCCCTCTTCTTGTGTATAAATTACACACTCAATAATCCTTTTCCGTTTGGAATAATAGTAACCAAACTTCACAATGTACTCTACGTCTTTGTGCTCAAATTTCATAATTCTATTTTATATAAAGAAGCAGGATTGTTATTACCCTGTTTCTTTAATTGATTAATCTCAAATTCTAATCCCTTATTCTTAATCTTCTTATTACCCTTAAATCTAATTCTCAATATTGCTGGCATATATGTTGATATGTTATCTCCAATATTAGGAAATTCCCATATCAATGGCTGATCTGATTTTAGGTATTCATTACTATATCTAAAGTTCCAATGATCTCCGATATGTAAATGTACCTACCAGTAATTCTGGATCTTTTAAATATAGTTTAATCATTATAATAACAATTTCTTACTTCTAAAATTAAATTGTGTTTAACTTCTAAATCTACTCCATCAGGTAAATTAGATTGTTTTATTTTGATATTCATATATTTTCTTAACCTGTTTTAGAAAGTCATTATGTCTTAAATTTAGTTTCATGCTATTACAAATTCCACAACAAGGAACACAGTTGTTTTTAATATATCCAATTTTACCATCCTTTCGGTCAATTCCTACTCTTGGAATATTTAAATTTTTAAATCCCACAGATTTGTATAAAGTAGGTATATTTCCACAATAGTAACAATTTTGAAATATCAAATTATTAATATCGTCTACGGATAGATTAAATTCAATATTTCGTGTTTTTGCACCAGTTTCATAGATTAAATGAATGCGTTTTACAAAATCATCTGTTGTGGTGGATTGCCTAACTATTGCCTTTTCTATATGAGTACATTTCTGACAAATAGATAATATTCCTTGTTTTTCCCTTCTAAAGAATACATCAGACCTTCTTTCAAAACTATCTCCACAAGTACATTGAACAGTAAAGATTCTTTTACCATCTTTATTCTTTTCTACTAAACTATCTTTAATGATAAATGTACCCGATGGTTGATAAGTATTTGAATAATCAACGCTCTGACAAACAACACACTTGTTAAAGAGATATTTCTGATGAGAAGATTGAGTAATATTTCCACAAACATTGCAAGAAAATGTATAATATTTTTGCTTGCCTTTTCTAAATGTTTCTAATACTGTTTTATACTCTGTTTTATTGCCGATATGCTTGACTACCTACTATACATTCATATATTTTATTCATGAGCAGGCAATTGAATATTTGTTATTGATTCTTTATTAATTTCAAATTCAACATCTGATCTGGAAGTATTATATGCTTCCCAAACAATTCTTTGTTGATGTGTTGGTTTTCCATCATCTAACAATGTTGCATTTTCAGCAGCCAACTTTAATACTTCTCTGGCGTACCATTCACTATATTCAATTAGTGCCTTTTCAACATCTTCATCATGCCATTCTTGATCTGCATAATAGTCTGTTTTAGTTTTATACTTTTCAAGTATTTCTTCTATTTTAGTCATATTAAAATAATAATTGTTGATCTAACTTTCTCAATTCTGCAATTTTAGAATTAATTTTATTTAGATAAAAGTTATAATTAATTTTGTATTCTTCTATTGGTTTTTCAACATGATTATTATAAATCATAATACCTGTTTCTTTCATAAGATGCTGCATAGTTGGTGGAGTTTTTTTCTTGGTAGTAGTTTTATCTGTTCTTCTTTTCCAAGAATCATACTTTTCTTTTTTATATAAATATCCGCCAGTTCTTGAAGAATAATATCTATTTAATCTCTGCTGTTTTTCACCTTGCCAATAAACTTCAAAATCTTTACTGACTTTCTGTGAAATACAAAAATCAAATATTGTTAATTCTTTTGATCTTATAAAATCTTCAGGTTGTATGTCTTTTATAAAATAAGCATTAAGAGCCTTTGGAACTACTAACATATCAACAGAAGAACCTAATTTTGGATTAGTAACAAACTCACCTTTCTGTTTTACTTTGCCATTAGTTTCAATTGCAAGATATGAATTAACAGAAGAAAAGATCATTTTAGAATAATAAGCATATTCATATTCAATATTATAATCAATTTCAGACTGCTTAACAATTGCTTCAAACTCTGGTATTTTTGATCTTAATATTCTTACCGTAATACCATCGGTATTTGCTTGAAGAACTTGAATATCTTTCATCAAACATTGTTCTATAACAGTGAGCAACACCAATTGTCCACCACAACGTACTTTCATAATACCTTCTGGATTATACAACCACGAATGTTCTGAATCTAAATGACCAGATACTCCATTAAGTACTACCTTATAAAATAGATCCTTTTGTTTCCAATATAATTCTTCTGGTTTACCTTTATACTTTTGTAGATTAGGTTTTGTTTCTGTTAATCTAAATGTTCTAATCTGTTTATACTGTTCTTCTACTTCTTTATATCTAAAGGCATGGAAGTTAAGAATAAATGTAGGATACAAACTGGAAATATCAATATCAATAATTGCATATTCTTCATCTTCTGTATAAATTTCATTAGACAAGATATTATGTAAACCTCCTATACCGCATGATATTTTTAAACCATGATTAGATGGAGTATATACATTAAACTCTTTACTAAAAGTATCAACAGAATTCATCCATTCTTTATAAACATCTATAAATTGCTTTGTATGAAAGTTAAATTGAACATCATTAAATAACTCACTAAATTTGATTGTAGGTCTATTAAATCTTTGCTTGGAGATATACTTTCTATCTTTGCCTGTGATTCTACAGTAATCATTTAATAATGCCTCTGAAGCAATTTTAGGTGGGTCATATGACCAAGCATTAATATTATAATCTTTGACAATTTGACTTCTCAATTGTATTGTACCTATATCTCCTAAAGGTACCGTTGTTTGACCATCATTACCCTCTAATTGTTGTACTAATAATCTAAGAATACCTAAATCATGAATAGAACAATAGTGATGAATTTCATCTATTTGTTCTTTTGTTAAATATTCAATATCAGGTGGATATGGTAATTCTTGAACAACAGGATAATTTAATTGTATTCCGCAAACTCTTTAAAGAAATTTTCATACTTAACCTAAGCAGTTTGGCCCAAAATAAGTATGTATCAATTTGTATGATATTCTTAAAAACAGGATAATCGGTATATTTATAAACAAACAAATCATCTTCTGTATTTATTAATTGATCTGAAAATCTTTTCGCTTCTTTACAAAATATATCCCAAGATTGTCCAATATAATAGTTCTTCATATCTAAATATGCAAGAACAGCCATATCATACTTTACACCATTAAAGTGTAGAATAAATCCAGAATAGTTTCTTAACCATTGCTTTAAATCTAATCTATCGTCATTCCACTGATTAACCATAAAACATTGTTTTTCACCGTGTCTTATAGTTCTCTACACTGACTTCAAAATGTGTTTTGTAAACTTCAATGTCCAGAAGTGTCTGCATTATTTATTAATTTAAGTCCTTCCAATAATCCAGTTTCTAAAGCCTGTTCATAAGTATCAATTCTTTCAGTAAAAATAGAATCTTTTGATTGAAATGATAATTTATTATTAAAAACATCTACACAATAAGTGTTATAATAACACTCATCTGCAAAATCAACTTCTCTATAAACTTCTACTTCTATATTATGAACTTCTCTCAACCATTTTTGTAATAAACACAATTCAATAAACCAACCAGAGCCTTGTTCTCTATTAACAGTATGAAAAGAATAATATCCTTTTTCTCTTGCTAATAATACTAATTTATCCTTCATATATTAATCGTTTAGACATATCTTTTACTAAGAAAATCATATATTCAATACAAGCAATTTCACATTCTCTATAATCTGAATATACATGAGTTGTTTCATTAATAATTCTACTTGGTTCTTTCTTTACATAAAAGTCATAACCTTTAGTTACCCAAGCAATAGAAGAATGAAGTTTGTGTACTTCCCTAAACCACTGAAATACTTGATAATATGTTGATGCGTATGGAGTTTTAGTTCTACTGTCAAAATCTTCCCAAACTATACTCACTGTTTTATCTAGTTTATAAAAACCTAAACAATCTTCATCAAATCCAATATCTCTTAACTGTTTTGCAATATTGTGATCTACAAATTCATCCATATCAATTATATTTTCTTTGAATAAATAGCGAATGTAAAGTTAACTTACGATAATAAATATCTTTAAGTATTTCATCAGGATAAACCTTAATTTGTTTAAGATATTCCTTCTCTTCTTGACTTAACCACATTCTACCTATAAATTCACCAAATCTGTGTGATGGTACATGACCAGTAATTTCTTGAGGAAAATCATCCTCATCTTCCATATCTATATCTGTCATTTTGGAATATCATCTTTTGGTGTATTATAAAAAATTCTTCAGTTGTTTTCTCTAGATTATCTAATTTCTCTTGAATTTCTTTTGTTAATTCTTCATTATTATTAAGGTTAGATACTCCTTGCTTTTTGCGCTCATACCAAGTCTTAACAAAACTTGTATGTTGTTCTTTATTTAGGCTCATATTTGTATATTGTTTTCTTTATCATAATCTTCTTTGTATTTCCATGTAAATCCATTACGTGTTTTAGTATCACTGTTAATAAGAATTCTTGTAATATTAGAAGCATATAAACCGTTATCTGCCGCAGCATCATTAATTGACTTATATTCGTTTAATACTTGTAAGGTATTATTACATATTTTATACACTGGTTTACAACCGGGATGTATTACCTGTTTCATTGATGGCTGTTTAATAAGAGACTTTAATTTTCGTGGTTCAGTAATATTTTTATATTTAAAATAGTATCCTTTATAAATATTTGATGGGTTTTCTAATGCCTTATAAAGATTTTCCATCTTACAACCAAGAAAATCCCTACACTGTGATATTGAATCCCATTCTTTAATAAAGTTATTATTTATATCAAACTGAAGAATTTTTATACACCTTAATTCTTTTACTCTTTGTTTTTGATATTCTGAGCCAACTCTACCTCTTGAACTTCCAGCAATTTTACAAATATTGTATTCAGGTTGATAATAGTCTATATAATATTGTTCTAGTTCCAACAACTCTTCTTCTGCACAGTTAAGTAGTATTTCATAAACAAAATTACTCTCTCCATACTTATTATAAGTATTTTGTAAATGAGTATTAGGATGTTTATTATTACTTAATTTATTTTGGTGTGTTTTCCACCTTGTTTTTATCTTAATACTGCTGCCGAATGTAAGTTTTATTATTGACAACGTTTTTAATTTGATAGATTCCGAGGTTTTTCTATATTCATAATTTTTGTACTAATTCTTTTAATGTGCTACAATATATAAAATCAGCATTAATTTGCTCTGTCATGGATTTAAACCAAATTTGTTCTTGTGTATTTTCAGTAATTAAAATAATTATATTTCCAACATCTTCACCTTTGCGTTGGCGACCTAAAATTTGTGTGAATGCTGGCCAAGTTGAATAATATGAATGAAAAATTGTGTTTTGTAAGTTTTTAATATTTTCTCCTTGTCTTAAAATTTTATTAGAGCAGGTTAGTTGAGTATTTCCATTTTTAAAATTCTCTAAATCTTGTTTTAAATTTGGATTTTCCTGAATAATTGCTGTGGGACAGATTTCAACCAAAGATTTATTATCTAATCCAAACACAATAGATTTTCCTTTTAAATATTTAACTAATTCTTTAATAACAGGGATTTTAGATGGAAGTGAATATAAAAATCTTGCTCTGTTACTAGCCGTCATTCTAATTTTAAAATCTTTACTTGATCCATTAGGTAAAAATAATGATTTTTTAAACTCTCTGTCCAGATATTCATACATTAGTTTTTCACTGGAAAGCCATTGTCTATCTTTTGGGCCTGTCTTAATATTCTTTGAAATCTCTAATTGATGAGATAATATAAAAAATCTAAGTTTTTTAGTATTACTATCTTCAAATGCTTGATTAATAGTATAAGAATAAATAACAGGACAGAATCTATTTAAAAAATCTATTTTGGTAATTTCCTCACCCTGTATAATGTATCTTTTCTTACGCTCGATTGTTGCAGATAACCCTAATAATTTAATTCCTTTAAGATTACTTCTTGTTAAAAACAGTGATCTTTTATCAGAAAGAATATCTTGAATTTCATCCATAATTACAAGCACCTCTCTTTGATTAGGAAAATAATCATTTAATGTTCTGCGAGCAGCAGATTGATATAGACTAAATTTAATATCGTACCCGTTTAAAGGATTGTATCCATAGGCTTTTTCAAAAAAATCAGCATCTTCTCTAACAGTATCTTCTCTAACGGAAGATTCTGATAAGAATAATACTTTTGTACTTTTTGGCAATAAGGAAAGACATTTAAATGCTATAAACGTCTTTCCTATGCCGGTATGGACTTCACACGTTCCGTATATTATTGTTATTTATCCACTTTTGAACAGCATTAGACTGCACAAACTCCCTTGATTGATCTATCATACTATTTTATTAAATAGTTTAAACAATGAAACAATAGGCCATAACATAGACATACATACAGCAACAAAATATATAAGTGAAATTATATACTTAGTACTAATGTATATCAATATTTCTGGATGTTCTTGTATTAATCCATCATAAATCTCAACTATTCCTTCTCTATCTCTAACTATTCTTTCTGTATAATAGATAAATCCTGCAAACCAAATTATTGTTAATATAATGCTAATCATCTCCATAAATCTTTAGTAATGATTCCAAAATAGATAAACCAAGATAACCAGAATAATGGAAATATTAATGATGCTAAGAATGCTTTCCATTCTGGATAATTATTATCCACACATACAATATATGTAGCAATAGCACAGAAAGCAATTACTACGCATAAAATTATTATTCCTATCATACTTGTAAAGATTTATAGTAATCATATACTTGTTTCCATTCTGAAATTTTACATCCAGATTTACAACCCACTTTTACAGTTTCATATGTTATAATATAACAATCTCTATTAGTATCATTTAAATTACCGTTATTAATTCTAAATCCTAAACACATCTGTTCAATGTTACTAACATTTAGATACTTATCTTCAGGTCTATAATAAATACCTTTCTTTCTAACTTCTAACTCAAAGTTTCCTGAAGTAGAAGTCATTTTAAAAATTTTAGGTTTATTATTATATTCTTCAATTTCTTGTGGTGTTGCAAGTCTTTCTATTTGACACCAAACAATCAAGTTAGAGCCAAAATTGATATTATAAGGATGATTACCCGGTATAATACTTTCTATTCTACCTGTTCTGCCCTTTGCGTCACAAATTACATTTGGGTTTCCAGCAACTACAATATCTCCAACTTTAAATTCAGGTTCTTTATTTTCCTCTTGTATTTTCAACCATCTATCCATATTTTCTTTCATAAAGTCTAAACATTTAGACCAATCAGAAGGTAGTTGAAATTCTTTGATAGAAAGTGTTTCTAATTTAGAATATTCTTCTTCTCCAAAATATAATATTTTGAAAGCATCTTCATCTCTTAAAACAACTTCTTCAGTTAATCCGTTTAATTGAATTCGAGTATTAGATGTTTGTCTTGATTTATGCGTTTTATATCCTAATTTTTCACAGTCTTTTAGAAATGCTTCAAGGTGATGTTTCTCACCTCGAATTACTGGCAAACCAAGAAGTTCTGTTTTCATATTTTTAGTTGTTAGTTTAATAAATTGTTGAATTGTTAGTTTTACCGGATTTGATACTAAAATATCTGCTTGATACTTTTGGTTAGCAATTACACCATACCATGAGTCTTTTACCCATCCTTTAAATTCGGCACTATAATGAGTGTTTAGATAATGAACAACAGTATCTTTAAACAATTGCGAACCATCGTTCCAAACAACCCATTGTTTTGGTAGTTCTTTCATATAATATTCCTTTAGAAAATCTTTGATATTGATTTTGTTATATTCTGGTAAACAACTATCAAATATATGTACGTCTTGTCGAAACCCCGAATAACCATTAGCAGGAAAATGAAAATATAATTTCCTATAATTATAATTATTATATCCTTCTAAATCAGATTCTTTCTTAATCCAATCTTTAAGTAACTGTTCATCTTCTAAAGAATCACAGTAAATTGCATATTTATTTGTCATTTCTAAAAATGTTTGGTAATAAAATAAATGGTACAAAGATAAACCATAATAAACTGTAAATTACAGCAGTAGTTACAATTGCTTGTCTTATCACTTCATCTGTTACATTTAAGTCTTTTGCTTTCATTTCTCTATACAGTCTTTGAGAACCAAATAGGAAATAATAAATTAAAGTCGCTAATGCTCCAATTACATATATTGTTGTATAACTCATATCAATCTTGTTTTGAACACATTCCTGCTATACACAGAAATATTGAAATTATAATAAGTAATGTCATAAGTCTTTACTTATATGGTGAGTGTTTAATCCTGCTATACATAAGCAGATAATTATAAATGCTATCATATTAAAATCCTATATCTCTAAAATACAAATAACCATAATCTTTTAAAGTAGAATATAGTTTTTGTATTGATTCATTATACTGTTCTTCTTTAGTAAATTTTTCATTAAAAGAAAAATATTGTACTTCCTTAAAACCGTCATGTTTAGCGAACAATGTTCTATTTCTTATTTCCCAAGTAAGTATATTGCTTACTATCTCTTCCTTAGAACCAATAGCAAAGACACCTGTTAGTGGATTAACCACGCAATGTTGATAAGTTGTTATTGTCATATTTCTTCTATAAAATGTGATGCCGCTTTCTTATCAAAAACAGCATATCTTGTGTAAAATGTATCTAATGCTTCTTCCATTGTAAATGCTTCTCCTAAAATATTATCATCAAAATCTAATACTTTATATTTAGGTTTTGGTTTAATTAAAGGGTTATGCTTGGGTTTTTGTTTAGGAAACTTTTTACATATTTCAGATTCAAAAAGTATTTTCTTTGGTTCTGAATGTATAAGATCAAACCATTCTAATCTACCCGATCTTGTATTATCAGAAACAACTAAAGATTGTGTATAAGGATCAATAAAAGAATATCTTTGAATACTTGTTTGTTTTAAACGTTGAAGTATATCAGAATCAGCCTCTTCCATCAAATGTTGATACATTTGACTTGACATACTCTTTATAGGATCATCAATCTGCTTTGTTTCTGTAACAGGAATATCCCAAACTAAAGTACCATTATAATAATCATCCGTTTGATTGTAATCATAGGATTCAATATATGTTGCTCTACTTTTAGCGTTTTGTAACCAAAGATTTAATATTTTTTCGGTACTATCCATACGTTTCAACCATTCTATAAATAAAACAGCAGATACTTGCATCATCTAAATATTTGAATAGTCTTGAAATCTGTTGTAATCTTTCTATGTTTAACATATTTATAATGAGGATGTGATTTATTATCTGAATCTGACCAATAATAAATCTTTTTGTTAGATAATCTATGACCATTAATTACACATAGAGCCATATAAATATTCTCTATATGCCTTTTATTCTTTTTATCAATATAGAAGTGTTGAGGTCTATAAATAAATAGACCTGTAAACTGTTTGGGAGCAAGTAGTTGTTCTTGAATGGTACAACCATTATTGTTGTAGTTATCCAAAACCCTATTCCATACTGCTTCCATAACTAAATGTCTTTCCTGCCAAGACAGGTTAAGACATTCATGTTCAGCAACAGCAGCAAGTATTAATGCAGGATCATAATTCAAATTATCCTTTGTAAAATATATTTTGTCTGGATTTGAATTAAGACAAAATAAGATCATTAGTTTGATATACATTCTCTTTTAATTTAGTGAACAATTGAGGATTGTTATTACACCATTCCTCATACTTTCTCTTACCTAATATTGTAGGTGTTTCTCTCTGGATATAATGTAAAACATATCCAGATTTTAACCTTAAATTAACTTCAGAATCAATTAACCTTCTAAGATGAGCCATTCTTAATTTATGTTTGGCTACAACTATTGATAGATGAAAATCAGGTAATAAACCATCTCGTTCATTATTTAAATATTCATCATAAGAATCTTGAAGTAAATTAACTTCTTCCTCATTATTAGGATATTGACCTTCAGGCCTGTCTGTTAAACTTGATTCTTGAGTTAGTTCTATTTCATCATACTTATGTCCTAGAATATGTGGAACAGCATACTTACCTATTTCTTGTGTAAATAGATTAATTGCTGTCCAATTTTCAACAACATAATATTCATTAAATTTATTAACCCTCTTATCAATAGAATTATTAGTCTTTCTTGAATGATCTAAAAATTGAATTAGTTGTAACGGTATAATCTTACCGTCGAAACATTTCTTTTTATAACCATCAACAATATCATCAATTCTATTAATTACTGGTATTACTTGTTTTTCGTTCATTACCAACTTACATTTATTAAATAATTATCTGCTTCCAATATTTGTTTATTTGTTAAATCTTGTAATAGTAACCTTAAGGTGTTATATTGTTGAGGAATTTCACCAGACAAAAACTTTTCTAAATCTTGTCGCTCCCAAATGTCAAATTCAGTATAACCAGTTGATACTTTTATAGTGCTACCATTTTGCATATCCAAAGCACATTCAAAAATGACACTTGGATACTGTTCTTGAATAATCTCATCAATAATATTATAGTCACATACAAAATATGTATATTTCTGAAATTTATCTTTATACATAAAAAAGGTCTAATAAAAACTCAAGTAGGACTGACCTTACTTGAGTTTAATATTTTAATTATGTTTATTATTATTGTATTCTATAACTCTATCATAGGAGTCAGCAATCTCTTCAATACTCTTTTCTTTAGGTACTGTACCACCAAGAATTCTCTTAATAGTAGTTCCTGTAAAGAATAGTTCAAGGTTGTTTAATAATCCTTCAATAATAGTTTTCTTTTCAATGTTTTTTGTAGCAATATGTTCTTTGGCTAATTCACCAATACAGAACAATGCTAGTGTATGCCTTGCTTTAGTTGTAAGTTTTCTTACAAACGGTTGAAAGGCAGGTGCCGCATCAGAAGTACCACAGTTATATGCAAACCAAATACCAAATTTAGTAGGAACATTAAATTCATCTACTAAATTATTAAATTGAAGTTCTTCTTCAATATCTGGTGTTAAATGATAAGCAGGATTTAATGATACTGTCATTTTATAATCAGCATCATCAGGTTTATCCGAATAATATAATACAAGAATATCTAATACTGATTTAGATGCTAATGTTATTCTGGTTATTTTCATAGTAAATTATTTAAGATTAAATATTCATTACTCCAAGCATGTGATATTCTTGCACATTCTTCTGGAGAATTTAAATTATATGGATCTGGATCATTCCAATGAGTTTTACTTCTCAATGCCGTCATCAAGATCTCTGGGTCTATTTGCAATTTGTTGTTGGTTGGAAGATTCTTGAAATGCTCTGGTCTTACCTGATCCCCCACACTTATAACATTGTTGTTTAATACTTTCTTTCTTCTGCCCATACCAATTTGAATTATAATCTGCTATTATTTCTGTTTGTCCTGTACCATTACAAGCACTACAATCTTCCATATTATATATTTTTAAAAATGGAAAGTGAAACACTATTGTCTCACTTTCCAATATTTACACTAATGATTATCCTTTCATTGGATTCTCTGCTGCTACTTCTACAGGAGTATTAACTACTGTATTAAGTGGATGATTTTCACGAGCAAAAGTTGCTTG